GAAGAGTAGTGCCCGCCCGTCCACCAGGAGCAGCGCCCCGAAGCCTGCCCCTATGGTGCCTAACAGACGTGCGCAGCGGACCACATACGCCAAGATGGGCGCCGCCCTCAACAACATGGGCAAGAAGAGATGAGCAGGTTGTTTGTCCGTATGACGGTGATACTGGTGGCCGTGTATCTGATAGTGTGCTATCTTACGACGGCAGTCTTCCGCACCGACATCTGGCGGCAGGTGTACTACCTGATGTTTGAGTTGTGCGTCTGCCTGTGTCTAACGGCGCAGGGCGCGTACCATTGTAAATACATCCGCTGGACGGCCTACGGCATTTTTGTAGAAGACTGTGTGTCGACGAGCGACACCTTCTTCGACTACATACCCGACAACATCATGGCCGTTGTGTCGCCGACAATACTCACTATCGGCTTGGCGGCGGCGACGGTCCTTGCCATACGGCATTATATAAAAGTAAGGAGGATAAAGAAGATATGGCGAGCAAATCACCGCTGAAGGAAGAGGCGCTGCGTTTCATAGAAGGCATACGCGAAAGAATCCTCAACGACCAGTGCAACGAGGAGGAGTTGCTGTACCTTATGGGCAAGGCCGACGCCCACAGCAAGGGCTACTTCAAGCGGGAGGACTTCGTGAACTACGACGAAGCCATGCGTATCTTGAACATCGGCAACAGGGTGACGCTGAAAGAGTATCTTGACAGACACGGCGTGGAGATGCAGAGAGTCAACAACCAGAAAGTAGGCTTTCTGCGCAGCGAGGTGGAGGCGTTGGCCGGCGGAGACAAAAAACTGCCGGTCAGACGGCGTTCTATCACCGTCTGACGTTACTTGACATACCGGTGTAAACCATACCGCCCTCATAGCCATAGCGTTGTGAGGGCGTAGTATTTGTTAGTATTTACTCTTCGACAGGAGTATTTTTGTGGGTGAAATCGGTTTCGAAGCAACAGAATTATTAACCCTAAAAAAATGAAGAATCATGTCTGAAGAGATGAACCACTACGGGATGACCCCGTATGAGAGTTACATGGTGGCCCACAAGGAAGGCAAGCGTGCCAACGGCGTAGGTATCACCGGCCTCGTTCTCGGTGGCGTCGGTATTGTTGCCGCTGTGACTGGTTGGATTTATGCCAACGGTCAGGCCAAGAAAGCCCAGGAAGTTGCCACGGCGCAGAACAACGGCACCAACGCCCTGCTGAACCAGACCGCCGCCCTGCTTGCCCAGGAACGCAGCGAGCGTGTGGCCGGTGACATCAACCTCACCGCCACCATCAACGACACCGTGAGCGGCAGTCAGCAAGGTCAGCTCACCGCCACACAGCAGGCCGAGTTGGCCGCCTCGCAGGTGGCCACACAGACCGTTATGACAGGTCTTATGACCGGCCGTTACAGCGAGAACCCCCAGCGCGTGGCTTTGTATCAGGACGCCCGTCCTTGCGCCTGCCCCGCCAGCGGTTGCGGCTGTGGTGCCTAAACCTAAAGTGAATAGTGATTAGTGATGAGTGATTAGACGATACATTTGTCAATTCACTCGTCACTAATCACAAATCACCAACCACCATGTTCAACAGCAGGAAACGGAAGCGCATTATGGATATGATGAGCAACTACACTCCCACGAGCAAGAGCTCGCTGAAGCAGTTCTGCCTTATGACCGCGCGAGGCGACGTGAAGCAGGCGCGAGACCTTTATGACTTCATGATAAAAGACATGGAGGGTCTCCCGTCCTTCGACCCTGTGCCGCCCTCGTGGATAGACAGCACCAAGAACGCCGTCGGCGGTTTCTTTGACTTTGTCAAAGGGAACAAGGACGAGATAGTGCAGGTGGCCGACCTTGTGCGGGCTGTCATAGGCAGGCGCAGCGCTGCCGCCGTCAACCCCACCGAGGCGCTACCCAATATTAATTGAATGCGTTAATGTGGGAATGTGTTAATGTGGGAATCGTTAATGTGTTAGTGGTATGAACGGATACGAGATTAAGTTCAATATCTATGCCGAGGACGAGCAGGAGGTGGCTATGGCGCGAGAGGCCATAGTGTATTTCATCAACGCCCACGCCCAGCGTGGGAGAGCCGTCACGGGCCGCAAGATAGCCGAGGCTGTGGCGAGGTGGGACAGAAACCCTTTTATCAAGAACAAAGTGATTGAATTTTTCAATTGATTATGGCCGAAGAATTGAAGACCTGTCCGAGAGACTGCACGAAGTGTACACCCCAGCAGAGGCTGCTATGCGCCGCTCAGTTCTCCATGATGACCACCGAGCGGATGGACGTCTTGGAGGAGCGTCTGGAGCGCATGGAGGACCTGCAGAAGAAGCTGGCGAACAGCGACAGCGGAGTGTTCAACCCCGTGGCAGCGGAATGAAGCACAAGGTGGCAGCGGTGCAGAGAATAGGCTGCCGAGAAACGAACATTTAAACAAGAAAAACTATGTGTAATTGTAAATGTGATTGTAACAACGGTGACGATGTACTTGATTTTCTAAGTCTCGTTCCCGGCGGAGAAGCTGCGAATGCTACATACCTGTTAGGCATTACGCATATCACTTGTGGCGGTCGTAAACTTTCTGTTGACGACACTACACATCCGGTAATCGGAGAATTAACTGCGACTGTTATTGGAGAGCCTCAGAATGTTGGTAATGGAACTTTCTGTTGCGAGGTTCTTATCTCAGGAACTGTAACATATCGCCAGTGTGGTTGCTGCTCCCCGAGAGTAGAGTATGTAAGTCTTGAAAGATGTCTGCCTTGTTCTTCGAGTGCAGTGCCGACCGTGACAATTGGCAATGTCGTATGTTCACCTGAACCTATTGTATGCAACGGGAGCGGATGTTGCCAGTGGACTTGTTCCGGCACCAATAAGATAGCCATAACTACAAGTGTAAACATAACCACTGCATAATATGGAACTGTTAGATGTTGCGATGATACTATTTTCATGCGTGGCGGCAAACCATCTTGGCCTTATCCATGCAATAGAGGATGTATTTAAGATAAATCTACCGATAGTGAACTGTCCTCGTTGTTTCTCATTTTGGTGTAGTTTGGCATATCTTTTGCTCTCCCATCATGGAATAATCGTATCAATCGCAACATCTTTTTTGTGCTCTGCACTTGCACCTTGGCTTAATCTCTTAATGGGTTTTATTGATACAAAATTTAATTATTACTATGACAAGATTTATCCAACAGAAGAAGTTAAAGAATAGGAATATTGTCCTAAAACAAGTTCCTGATGCACCGTGTCTTGATTGTGTGGGTAAAAAAAGTAAAAAATCAAATCGTAAAAAGCTCGATATATCGTAATTTTTTCGTATCTTTGCAGCAAAACTTTTGCCTAATGGTAACCACTGAAGAATTTATAAGAAGAGCAAAATTTGTTCATGGAGAAAAAAATGACTACTCTATTACAGTTTATCAAGGCAGGCATAATAAAATAAAGTACATTTGTCCTGTTCACGGGATAATTGAACAAGAAGCTGGCTCTCATCTATCAGGTAGAGGTTGTGAAAAATGTTCCTACATCAGTCGTGGCGAAGGAAAGAGAATTAGCGATTTTATTGAACGAGCAAGAAAGATACACGGAAACAAGTATGATTATTCTATCACTGTATACAATGGTCGTAATAAAATAATTAAATATATCTGCCCTGTACATGGGATTGTAGAGCAAATAGCCGGTACACATTTGTCGGGAAGAGGTTGCTATAAATGTGGTCGTGATGTTACTGGTCTAAAAAGGAGGAAGAGTCAAGAAGATTTTATAGCACAAGCTATACAAATCCATGGTGATAAATATTCTTACGAAAATGTAAAGTATGTAAACTCCACAACTCCAGTAGAGGTTATATGTAAGAAGCATGGCAGTTTTTTTATTCTACCAATGAATCTTTTATCAGGAAAAGGATGTATGAAATGCCGTAATGATAAAATATCTAAGATGACGCGATTGCCAAAAGATAAATTTATCCAACGTTGTACCAATATACATGAAGGAAAATATGATTATAGTAAGGTAGACTATATAGGGGAGGATAAAAAAGTCACAATAATATGCCCTATTCATGGAGAATTTCAGCAATTAGCAGGACACCACATGAAAGGTGTGGGTTGTCCTCATTGCAAATATTCAAAAGGAGAAAAAATAATAGAACGCTATCTGCAAAATAGAAATATTTCTTTTATACCGCAATTTGTAATTCATAATGATAATATTTTTTGTGATAGAAAAACTTTAAGAGTGGATTTTTATCTTGTAGATGAAAATGTGTTTATTGAGTTTAATGGTCTACAGCACTATGAACCTATTGAACACTTTGGCGGTTTTGATAAATTTGAATCTTTGTGTCGTCGAGATGATGCACTTCGCCTGTATTGCAAAGAGCATATAATAAAACTAATTGAGATTTCTTATATGGAACAAGATAATATCGAAAAGATTCTTGATAACCAATTAAAAAGAAAGATAAAACATCAAAGGGAACTAAAAAAGTGAAATAAGACTTTCCATTATTTCAAGAAATGGAAAGATTTTGAAACAACAACAAAAACATTCAAGATATGACAAAGCAAGAGATGACAGAGAAATTCGATATGCTGTACGGCCAGATGGCCGCTCGCGGCGACACGAAGCAGATGCATATCTTTGGCGGCGTGATGAAAAAGATGATGGCGTGGTTTGTAGAGAACAAGCCGGAGTTGGCCGAGGATTTCATCGAGGAGCTGTGTGCCATACGGTGGCGGCAGTATCTTACCAAGGGCGAGGCCGTGGGGATAGTGCGCGGCATGGAGCCCGCGGAGCCGTGGGGCTATGAAGAGTGGGAGAAGTTCCTGACGGCCATGAACCTGGAGCGGGAGCGCGAGGGTGTCTTCAACCGCTATGCCCTGTGGGTGGCGATGAACCAGGTGTATACCGACTTCGGGGAGGACACGGCGCGAATGCTTGGAGAGCCGCTGGACAAGATAGCGGCGGACACCATAGTGCCCTATTTCCACGACATGGCGGTGAGCCTGCTGACCGACAGGGACGGCAAGTACTGCATAAGGAAGTACCACCTGGGATAGAGCCTTGGACAACGCCCGCTCCGGCAAGGCCGCGAACAGGCGTTTAATCATATTTACAAGATAAAAGCACGCTGTGGCTGCAATTGTGTACTTTTGCAGTGTGGTTTTATTGACAGAAATCTATGCAGATAACACTTACCATACAGCAGAGCAAGGTGCTTGAAGAGGTTGCCGCGACGGCAGAATACATCGGCGACAAGATGACCAACGACGACGGCGCCTACGAGCGTATACGTATCGTCGACGCGAACTGGGACGGGTTGAAACGTTTCTGGAACGAGTGCCGTGCCGAGGTGGCGAAGGCGTTTACCAATATGGTTTCGTCCGAGGGTATGTACAGCTACCACGACAGTACCTACACGGCCGATCCCGACGGCGACTACTACCGTCTGACGCTGGATGTGTCGGGTTTGTTCGACACGGCACAGGAGGCCACCATGCAGACGGGTTTGTTCTCCTTCTTCGTGCAGGGTATCACAGCACGATGGCTGGCCTATACCGACAAGGCCGACGCCGCGGGGTATGCCCAGACGGCTGCCGCGCAACTGGAGGATGTGAGGGGCAAGGTGTTCTACAAGGTACTGCCGACAAGACCTTATACATCATAAAAAGCACAGACCCATGGAACTGACCGTTATCATAAAGACCCCCGAGTTGCGCTATGCCGTCATGAACAAGACCGCCGTGGCGGCGCGCAGCCTGCAGGCCGCCGGCAAGCTGAGCCACGAGGCCGCGTCGGCCGTGCGGCTCACCGAGGACAGCGAGAACCACTACGAGATGGCGCGAGCCATAGCCACTGCCCTGCTGGAAGCCAAGGCGGCCCTGCTGGAGTATATAGTCGAGACGGCGAGCACCGCCGACAACATGATACCCGCCGCTGTCGAGGCAGCAGAGGAAATCATTCCGGCATTCGACCCGACAAGAGAATATAATGTCGGCGACAAGGTGAAATACGACGGCGAGTACTTGATATTTGTGAGACACCACAGTCCAGGGCCGTTAGAGCAAGACTCAACGGCAGCGTACACCTTGCAGGACCAGGTTGTTTTCGTGCTCAACCTGCCGAGCAACTACAACGGAGCCGCCGCCGACGCCCTGCCGATGGGCATACACGACTATGCCGTCAACAAGAGCCTTTACGTATGGTACAAGGAGACGCTGCCGGAGATTGCCGAGAACTACAGCACGGCCGCACAGGCGGCCATGGCTGACATCGTCGCGGCGTTGTACAAACGCCAGCGTCCCGCACGGCCGACACAGTCATAACACATTAAACACCCCACGAGATATGTCAAGCGAAAGCATTGTAAATAGCACCCAAGAGACATTGAAGTTCAACCGAGCCCAACTGCTCTACGACATAAAGAACTACGCCTTTGTAGAGGCCGACGTCATGGGCGAGGAGAGGCAGCACGCGCAGCACCTGCTTGCCGACATCGGCGAGGCCGGCAACGTGGACCGTGTAAATCGTATACTTGCCCTGGTCCATGCCGAGGTGACAGAGATGCTCTACCCCTACACGAAAGAGGAGCCCCTTGGCGAAGAGTTTGTAGACACCATAGAGGAGCCGACCTCCTATGACATAACGCTGGCCGTCCCTTCCACCATGTCGCGCACCACCTTGGAGTTGCTGTCGAAGCTGATACACGAGTATATGGTGTACCGTGTGCTCGGGGACTGGCTGATGATCACCAACCCACAGGCCGCTGCCGGATGGATGGCTCGTGCCGAGAGCGCGAAGGGCGAGATAAACAGCGCCAAGCACAGGCGTCGCGTGCCGTTGACGAGAAAGATGAACCCTTAAACACTATATATTATGAAAAGAAAGGTTTAGTGCAGGATATGGGTGTAGCGTGGCTCGACATCGAGGGAGGCGCCTGCCATCGACTTTTCGGCCGAAAGGGTGGAGAGCGCCACTATGCGGAAGTATTTGTAGGGCGAGCCGTGCAGGCTGCGCAGCTCGTGGTTGACGCTGGAGCCGATGAGGTGCCATTTGAAGAGGTCGCGTGAGCCGTAGAGCAGAATTTTGACGTCGCCGCGGCGGAACATACCGCGCTGTATGAGTGTGTGTACGGACTTGAGCATATCGGGGCCGCCGAACTTGAACGGCCGCGAGACAAGGAGTTGCGGAGGGAACGAGACAAGGTCGACATTGAACGACACCAGCTTGCAGTCGGTCAGGACGATAGTATTATTGTTGTCGGTTCGGGTGTAGGTCATGGCCAGCTGCCCGGGGTAGGCGTTGACCACGGACTTGAGGTTGGAGTGCATAAGGCCCCACTGTCTGGACTTGCGGGAGAAGACATAGGCGTAGCCGTAGTCGTAGTCTTTCTCTCGGTTGAAGACGATGATATGCTGGTGGCGGTAGTCGTAGAGAATGCTGCAGCCGTCGATAAACTGGAGGAAAGGTTTTATTTCGGGGATAGTGGGGGCGGAACTGTCGAGTGCGGCGTAGGGAGCGGCGAGAGTGGTGAGCATGGCGGTGTCGTTGAAGGGGTGGTCGGTGTTGACGACATCGGATATGCAGACGACCTCGGAGCCTGCGACGTGCATGAGTCCTTTGGCTGTGGCGAAGACTACGGAGCTGTCGATAGATGTTACGGAGTCGGGGTCAAGTGCGACGTCGAGAGATACGGGCTGAGCGGGTTCGAATGTGCCGTCGGCCTTGTTGACGGAGAGCGACCAGACGCCGTCGGAGCAGAAGGCGTAGAGCGGGTATTGTCCGAACTGGCTTGGCGACATGGCTTTGACAGCCGCCGCTATGGCTGTGATGGAGCCCGTGCCTATGGTGCGTATAAATTCGACGGGGAAGAAGAAGGGGTTGTTGACCTCGGAGATATAGAGTTTGTTGGGCAGCGGGTAGTTGCGGTTGATTTTGTCCTCTTTGTCCTGTTCCTTTGGGAAACGGTCGCCCGTGATGTAGTCATACAGGTTTATTTCGTCTCCTGTCGGGGAGTATGACGGAAGGCCATCCCAGCCGACGAAGGCTACGGCGCCGTTGAGGAACTCGTGGCGGCTAAGCTCGAAAGAGTAATACTTGGTCTGAGGGTTAGTGGGCGGAGTTTCCACTGCTACTACGACCTTGTAGGCGTTGGCGTCGGGGTAGTAGAAGTAGTGGAAGGGGGTCTCGTTGACGTTATCGGAAAGCGGTCTCAGATAGCTCTGTTCACTATACAGGACAGTCTCGCGTCCGCCGCGTTTGGTATAGACAAAGAGACGGTAAGGGATAGAGGTTATTGTCGTATCTACATCATCAACTTGTATATCCCGATTTACTCTTCCCCATTTATTATCGTAGACATACCATTGCTCTTTGTTCATCGGCACATAGCAGCTGGGGAGTAGGGGTTCGGCCAGTTGTTTGGTGAGGCCGGCGAGGCAGAGTCTGGAGTTGTAGGTATAGGAGAGCTGGGACTGGATGGTGTCGTGGGAGTCGTAGTCGTCGGTCATGACCGGTTGGGTCAGGAGGTTGGCGAGGCGACCTTTGGGGATGTCCACTTCTATTGTAGGGTTATCGGTATCGGTCCACACCTTGTCCAGACGCAGGGAGCAGAGGTGGTAGAAGTTGCTGCACTGACGGATATTTTCGGCCACCGTTGCCTGGTCGAAGCGCGGGAGCATGAACTCTTGCACGCTGCCGAATTCGCCAGTGAGGTGAGGCATGACCCACCACTGGGCATAGGAACCAAAACGAAAGTTACCGGAAGGATAGTAGTAGTCGAAGGAATTTGTCGCGGTGTCGCTCGCGCTGTTGAAGCAGGCTATGGTGAAGCCTTTGTTGGCGATACCGTTGTTGGACCAGCCTTCGACCTTGCCTGCCTGGTCGTAGGTGTATATGGGAGCGGAGACGTACAGTTCGACGCCTTGGATGATGTCGGCCCAGCGGTTGAGTGCTGCCTTGTCTTCGTTGGAGGTGTAGTTAGTGAAGGCGAGGTCGAACACCAGGGCTGCAATCTTGGCTTTAAGAGAAGAGATGTAAGAGGGGGTAGATTGGGTAGCTTGGGTTGTAGTGACATTTGTGATGATAGCCCTCGGGGTGATATCGGAGGAGGCGACCATGAGGACAGGCGACGAGTGCATGGTCAGGCTGCCGTCGAAGAGGCGGTAGGCGTAGCGCACAAAGAAGGGGAAGATGAACTTGTCTTCGTCGAGAGACTCTTTGGCGACAAAGGCGTTGACCTTGGCAAGGACGGTGTTGGTTGCTCCAGTGGTATACATTTCGCTGACATCCTCGCTGAGCCCCATGTTTTTGAACGTAATACCGTCGCCGGACTGGCTCGGTGCGTATCTGGCCAAAATGGAAAACCCAGGAATATAACCGTCACTTGTTATACAATCAAATTCCGTGCTTTCTTTTTTGTGAGCCTGGAGGCCGAAGGCGAGTTGGAGTTCGGGCATATGTGTGCCGAGGGAGGTGTAGCCTGAGGTGGCGTTGCCGTCCCAGAGGAAGTAGTAGGTGCCGTTGTCGGCGTGGACGACGAGGGTGTTGCCTATGGCGTTGACGCGGTTGACGGTAACGGTGGAGTCGAACAAAACAATTTCTACCAGGGTGCTGTTGGTGTCGGTCCTGTAGTATAGTTTTTTTGTGGCCAGGTTGTCGATAACGGCGTCTTCGTAGACGATATAGTGGGTGTAGGCGTCGGTTTTGTGGACGAAGACGACCTGCTGGCCGTTGCCGAGGGAGAACTGGGTGACAGGCTGAGGGAGGGGGCGCAGGGCGCCGTCCTCGTTGAGGAGGTTGAGGGAGAGGGCGAGGTCGCCGTCGGGAGCCTGGTAGTCGTCTGGGACTACGGTGAGGCCGTTGTATTTGACATTCTGTTCCATGGGTATCAACTTTTGGCGGTGCAAAGATACGGTGATTTTTCGCTACGGAGGTTTTATGTTGTGAAATGGTCGAAAAGTTGGGTTTGATTGTCGTTATGACATTGCGGTTCTTTGCCGTAGTCCTCGAACCTCGGGCATACGGCGAAGATGAACCGATTGTTGCACCAACGCTGGAGGTCGAGGTGCTGGCGGTCGGCATGTGGCTTGTCGTAGATCATAACGTAAGCCCAATAGCCCAATTCCCGCAGCGTATAGATGCGCTCCAAGTCCTGCTCAATGGTCGAGGTGTGGTTGACAAGCACAAACACAATGGCGTTGTGGCTGTGCGGCTTGGTCTTGCATATCTCGGCAAACATCTTCAACTTTGGCAGCACCTTTTCCTTGTCCTCGTACCTGTCCCAAGCGAAGTGTATCTCCTTGATGCGGACGGCATCGAGGGCAAGGCATTTCTCCTCGGTCAGCACCCTTGCGTCAAGCCCTTGGTTGAAGTCCACCAACGCCTTGCTCTCGGCCAACTGCCCCAGCAGGTCTTCCCACTCGCGGCAGGCCAGGATGTTCGGGTCGTTCAGCACGATGTTCTTTTGTCCGTGCCAGAACTCCGAGAGGTCGGCAACCTTGCGGCTGCACAAACCCTCCTTCTTGCCGACGATGCAGAACTGACAGCCACGCGGACAGCCACGGGTCAAGAAGCCATAGGCCGTGTCGGTGATGTTGTAGAGCGAATAGTCGGGATAGATGTGCTCCACCTCATCAGGCAACATCGGGTCATCCTCCTTGCGGTAATGCTCGCCGCCCGCTCCGTGGATAGCGTAGCCGGTGCCACCCCGCACAACCTTGTCGGCGTTGATATATTCGTTATGGTCGGGCGAGTCGGCGAACACCTTGCTTTTGTACACCACATCGAAGTGGTCGAATGGCTGGTACCATTCCACGGTGTCGCCCTGCGCCTTATGCCATGCCGAGAGTTTCATCAGCGGCAGGTTGGGGTAGTTGTGGCTGTCGACGTCTATCAGTCCTATCTTGTTCATTGGGTTGGTACTTTATTTCTGGTAGATAATCTGTTTCTTGAGCCAGCGAGCCCAGCGGTGTTCGATCTGCGCACCGCGGGACTGTTTCCAGTCGCGGATGAAGTAGACGTAGCGGCATTGGCTCAGTTGCCAGAGGCAATATATGATGGCTGGCCAGTAGGGTTTGCCGTCGAGGCCGAAGTCGACTGGGTTGACGACCTCGATTTGCCGAGGGAAGATGTCGGAAATGCGGCACATGGTGATGTAGTCACGGTCGTAGAAGGGGCATCCCGAGCAGTGTTGGTGTTCGTTGCGCTGGGCGCGTTCCTTGCAAAAGCGGCGTGCCTGGGAGAGCATGGCCTCGGTTGCCTTGAATTTGGCCTTGTAGCCAGGGTCGCCTGTAATGCGTCCCGCGATGTAAATTTTGTTATTCATGGTCTTCTTGTATTTTGGTTTTGTCGATGAAGCGGTCGAAGATGTAGAAGTGTGTTATTTGGTGTGCGAAGCTGAGGCGGGCGAGGGTTTTAGGGCTTGCCCAGGAGTGTCCGTTCCAGCAGCCGAGGGCGAGGTTTCCGTCGTCCAAGCGGAGTAGGACGGTGCGGAAGTTCCAGGGTTTGTATTGGGTGGCGTCCTGCCATTCGTTGGTAACAACTGAATGTTTCATACTAATTTAATCTCCTTATCTCTCTGCTTTATGTGGTTGCCAATCTGTACTGTGCCACACGTTTTCCCGTTTTTTTCTATTTTTGATGAAACTTTTGCTATTGGTTCACTACCATAAGTAAAGGTAGGTTTGTAGGCATCAACAGTCATTTCGCTTCTATTGGGGTTATTCAACCATAATTCGTGCCTAATTACAGTGTGTATATCATATAGTATGTCAGAAGTGTCATCATATTTTACTCCGTTTAATTCATTACACTCAAGTCCCCAAAAACGCCTTTTCATTTCTTGGCTCATGCGCTCGGCATCATGTCTCATGTTGTGCCAACCGCCGTCCCATTCGTCGTCAATCATCTTGCCCGTTGCTTCCGTGCAGCGTTTCTCCCATGCGGCCTCCATCATGTGCTGATAGGTGCGGTCTTGCCCTTCTATGATGCGTGCTATGGTGTCGCAAGCCCACGATAGGAGTCTTGTCTGCCGCTCGGTGAGTTCGAGCTGGTAGATGTGCTTCGGTTCTTTTGTCATATTATTCTCCTTTCTGATTTACTTTAAGACCAAGTTCGAAGAAGTGTTTAGCTGTTTCTATTATATCATCATCACAATAATCATCATTACGTGTATCAGTAATGTTGCCGTGTAACAGCCATTCATTAATTTCTTTCTCCAAATTCACCTCTTTCACTTCAAGGGTGTTAATAAACTTTATCAAAGATTCTAATGCATTATATTCACCAATAATAATTGCATCTTCTTTGGAATATTTGTCTTCAATAACATCTGATTACACCCAAAAGATAAATGCGTTGCCACCATCCATAAATAACAGTACAACCCGTTAGGTGAGCAGCACTGGCAGTTGGCGCAGCACTGCTGTTCGGGAGGGGTAGGTTTACAGTGTTCCGTTTTTCTCATATTCTTGCCTCCACTTCATGTAGTCGTTGTCTTTATCTATTTGCGCTTGCTGTCTTGCCAATTCTTGTTCGTGTTTTTCTTTCCGTTCCTTGTCTCTTTGGATTATATTGTCGAGGTTATACATCTGTTTCAGCATCTCGTCGCTCAGTCTCTTGCTGTATCTTTGTTTGTCAGCATTGAGGTTGAACTGATATGCCGCGTCAAGTCGTTGGTCGTAGTAGTTTCTAAACCAGCCTAAGATGCTGGGGGCGGAAAGGCGTTCATAGAGGTTGCCGTATTTACCTGCTTTCGCATTATGCAGCACAATGTTGATGTCACCGAAGTTCAAAGCACCGCCGAACTCGTCCACAATCTGCTCGGCCACGAAGTCTATCTCGTTTTCGGTCAGAGTATTCTTCAAGTGGAAGAACTTGGCGAAAGCCGTGAGGTTGATTTTAAGCACGGCCAACATTCTCTTAGCCTCTTTATCGCCCTGCTGCTTGATGGTCAGCAGCGACGGTTCGCCTGCCTTTTGTAGCACGATTGCGTCCGTCTGTGTCTTGACTACCGAATATGTCTTGTTAAAGACATCGGGGTCAATCAGATCCGAAAGCGTCTCGCAACGTCCTTTCAATGTAAGCCCTGCTGATTGGGTCGCTGGTGCCATTGTTGTAATTGTTGTAATTTGTGTTTCCATTTTTTAATGCGGTGTAAATTTCGTTAAATTTCGAGGCTATGATTTGAGGGGTGGCGTTGGTGCGGAGCCAGTTGTCGGATGAGGTAAGTATCTTCTGAACAAAGAAGCGGAAATTGATTTTGAGTAGTTCGGTGTCGTTTTTTTGTTCGTGCGGCATATAGTATTTTATCTGGTCGGCAATCTTGATCGTGGCCGTCATCGCCGCCGCGCTCCAATAAAATTCTTCGCCGTGGGTTTTAAACCATTCCTCGCAGAATATTGTCTTTAATTCCCAATGCAATTTTTTTTCTACCGCCGAAAATTTTTTTTTCGGCACGCTTACGTTAGTAAGCGTAATATTATATTCTTCTTTCTTCCCTTCTTGGTTGATCTTTTTATTTTCTTTTATAGGGGGTGTGGGGGGAATTTTCTTTTCTTTTTCTCCGTTGCTGGTTATTTGTTGGTTAGCTTGCTGGTTGTTTGTTGGTTGCTCTGCTGGTTGATTAATATCTTCCTGCATTTGGTATTTATCGTAGTTACAAATAGTTATGATAGTATATTTGTTGGTTGTTTTGCTGGTTATTTGTTGGCTGTTTTGCAGGTTGATTAGTGCTGTACGTACCTCTTGTTCGGTTAGGTCGACGGCACTTGAAAGTTTCTTGCGAGAGGTTGTAATAGAACCCCTCGGAACAACTATACCCTGCCACTTCTGGTCGTCGTGATTAGCGGCTATAACGAGGTAGAAGAACAGGTCGCGGGTGTTGCGGTCGTGCCACCACTCCCAGTCAAGAATGCTCCGGTGTATCTTCACCCAGCCGTTCATGCCAGAGCCTCCGTGTTAAGGGAATAGCAGGCCACGCGTTTGCCTGTGGGTGTGATGACGCGGCCGGTCTTGATGTCGAGGCCGAATTTCTGTTTGAGGTCGGTGATACGGCTTGCGAGTCGGAAGCAGCCGAACATATTGAGTGCTTCCAAGGCTGTGATGGTGTTGCCTGCCTGCAGCCATGCTGCGATACGCTTGTTCTGTGACTCGGAACTCTGTAGGTTTTCGTTGATGTTGTTCATGCTTACTTATGTGTTTAAAGGTTTAACTTGGTGAGTGCGGGCAGGTCTCCCGTCCCGCACCCTGAGGGGTCACGCCAAACACCTCATTTCAATAATTTTCGTCTTTCTTGCTCTTCAACCTTAAACGCAAGGCGTTTTGTTTTGCCGCCTTTCTCAAAGTAGCTGAAAAGCCACTCGAGCAGCCGCCACATCTCGTCGCGGTCGTAGAGTTTGTTGGCGCACAGGCCGCAGCCCAGGCCTATGAGCATTGCTTTCGCCCAACCCTGCCATGTGTCTATGCTTCCGCAGTCGGCGAAGAAGCCCATCTGCATATAGAAGCCGAGGGCGGCAAGTCCGAAGGACATGACCCACGACATGATGAGTTTGACATTGCTGTTATCAATCTTAAACAGCTTGTTGACGGCCTCGGTGACGAACATGACACCGCTGACAAAAAGCACGAAGGTGCTGAACATTGTCATAATTGTTTCCATGATACTTGAATTTTATTGGTTAATACTGTTGATTATTTGATTAGAAGCATTCTCTGCCCTTTGCTGTTGGTCTTGTAGGTGCACAGCACGTTGCCGTCGATATCGACCATGGCCTCCTCGTCGGTGAACTGCATCTTGATGGCGTCCTTCATGCGGTCTATCTCGGCCTCGAGTTCCCTCTTGGCGTCGTTGAGTTCCTTTATCTCGGCCAGTGTGTCGACGGTCTTCCTTGCCACGGTCATGGTTTTGCCGACGGTATGGAGGGGGTAGAGGCGCTGGTAGTCGGCCACGCTCACGGGGTCGGGTTCCTCGCCGCCAACGATACAGCGGTACCAGAAGTCGCGGCACACCTCGACGGCGGCGTTGAAAATCTCCTCGTCGAAGTCGAAGAAGCGGTAGCCGAAGCCGTTGCTGCTGGACAGCACGTCCCACGCTATGGCCCCTTTATGGTAGCCGCTGACACCCATCTGCACCTGGAGTTGGAATATCCAGCCCACGGGCAGGTCGTCGGGGTCTATGGGCATACGTGTGGTCTTGCACTCGAGAATGCCTTTGTTCTGCTCGGCCGGTTTGCCGTGTCTGGGGCCTTCGTTGTCGAGCCAGTAGGTGCGGTCGGGGCTGGCGTGCATGAAGGGCAGATCTGAACGGCGCAGCAGGTATTCCGCGCTGCTGGCCTTGATAACCTTGTGGCCCGTCTCGCATTCGAAGAGGTATGCCACGCCGCCCTCGTAGGCATGGCCGCGGCGCATGGCCAGTGTCTCGGTGTAGTCGAACACACCGTTGAGTTCGGCGCGCATTTTCTCGGCGAGCTGCATAGGAGAGGTGAAGGGGTTCTCGCCTATCAAGATACCCACGGCGCTGGCTCCGACGGAGTGGCAGCGTTCCTGCCGCCACTCCTCGTTGCTCTTGCATACTGTCTTCTGTACCGTGGCCATGGTTTATTCTCCCATGTTTATGGTCTGCTGCATATCGGCGGCCTCCTACAGGCCCCGCTCTATCTCCTCGTCGGACAGCTCGGCGGGGTTGCCGTCGAAGGCGTTGTTTGGCTGCATGGGTTCGGGCTGCGGCTCGCGGCGGCGATTTAGGATTTCGCGTGCCTTGTCGGCTGCGCTCTTGGCGGGGGCGGGTTGGTCGCGCACCTCGGTATAGGCCGCGTCAACCGTCTCGGTGGCGTCGGCGTCGCCGAGGTCCATGCCTGTGAGGAACTCAAAGAAGGCTTTCTTGCATTTGCGCTCGGCCTTGCCTCGGAGTTGGTCGGTGGTGGAGGTGGTTCCGTTGCTCTTGACCATGGCGGTGTACTTGAACCAGCCTTTGAGGTCGTCGCGGTTGGTCTTGTAGGAGATACGGCAGGGTATGGCGACGTAGTTCGGGTCGGCGCTTTTGGCTGTGGTCTCGGGGTCGAACTCGAAGGAGTAGACAAGTCCCATGGTCTGTTTCATCTTGGCCAGCAGGGCGGTGTAGCCCTCCTTGGTGGGGTACATATTGCCCGCGATAATGTTGAACTGGTTGCCGGTTGGGAGCATACCCAGTGCGGCGGCGTCGATGATGCAGTTGCGCACGGTGTCGACGGGGTAGATTTTGTCGGAGCGGAAGCCTATCTTCTGGCCTTGCAGGGGCATGAAGACCTGCTTCATGATGTCGTCGGTCAGCACGGCACGGAGCTTGCTGATGATGATGGCCACGTCGAAGGCGCCGGCCACGTTGTTCACAATGTCGAGGTCCTGGGCCTCGCGCATTGTCACTGCGAATCTTTCCTTTGCCTCGTTCATTGTCACGAGGGCTGTGTTGGTGTTGTTTTCCATTGTATTGATTGTTTAAAGGTTTGTGTGTTGTCGGTTGTGTCTTGATACTTCGCGGCGCACCTCGTTGTCCGTGTGCGAATGGATTGCCGTCATTCTGTTGTGCCAGGGGCACGAGGCGCTCAATTGTGTCGGGTGGTGCCACCTGTGGCAGAATATGCCGTCGAGGGAGCAGTCGGAGCACGAAGAGCAGGTTTCTTTGTTTTTCATGGCGCGGTGTCAGATTAAGAGGGCGCTGCGTTTGAAGAGCAGCTGACCCTGTTTGTTGTTTCCTTTCTTGGTGTGCGGGTAGCGCAGGGGGGCGCTGCACACAATCTGGCGGAGCCTTCCAGGCGTTATGCCGAGGATGGAGGCAGCCTCGCGGGTTGTGACCATGTCGGGCTGCCGTGTGTCCTGCAGTATGGCCTTGATGTCCTTGCGGAGGGCAATGCGCAGCTGCTGTACTATGGCGTCGCGGTCGCGTTGTGAAAGTGTCAGTTCCATGTCTTACCAGTTTTTGATACGGGCGTTGTTTTGGTATTCCAGCATGAGTTTGGAGTGGACGGGCGGGCGGCCGTCGCGCTGCCACCGCTCCCATATCCTGTCGGCAATGGTGCCTGCGTCGGGCTGCTGCTGTTGTTTCTTTTTCTCGTTCATGGCATTGCGGGTGTTGCGATTTCCTTAAGGAGGTTGATGTACTCGTCCATAGAGAGGAGGCCTTTGGCATACTGCTCGGCGAGGTCGCGGGTGAGGTCTTCGACGCTGAAGTTTATTGTGCTGTACATGGTGCTGTGATTTTATTTTTTTGACGAAAGGTGCATGGTCATCTTGATCATAGTGGGGTTGCTGATTCCGAACTTCACCGTGGCCATCTCGCGGGCACGGGTGATGGTCTGCCCCTCGGCCATCATTTTCTCCACATAGGCGATGGCCTTTTGGTACAATTTTTCTTTTTCTGAAACTTTTTTTTCCATATTCCGTTTAATTGTTTAAATTTGCATTTAATTGTTTGACTAAACTCGGTGCAAAGATACACAATTTTGTAGAACTACCAAGAAAAATTTTACATTTTTATAGAAGAAATAACGTAAAGCACTCAAAATCAACAATTATGTAGAAAAAATTTAACATTTGAAAAAATGGAAAAAGTGGATTTTCAGGTAGATATTGCCAATAGATTTCTACAAATTCGTAGAAATTTATATGGTGATAATAACCGAAAAATGGCGTTACTAATTGGTGAAGATGAACGTGTGGTCAGTGCTATCTGTACCGGCAAACGCGCACCTGGTTTAACAACTTTGTTGAAATTGTTAAACCAAAACCCTCAAGTGGACGCCAACTGGCTACTTGTTGGGCGCATACCTAATAGTTCCATGCCAGTCCATGAGGTACAAACGAAAGAAGAATCCTTAGTCCCTCTCGATGTTGTTTCTTTGGAAAAATACGAAAAGAAGGTCGAGGAATGCGCCCTACTCCGCGCCGAACTCAACACACTAAAGGCACAGGCTGCCCGATACGCCGCAGAAAAAGGGGTGTATTCTGGTACTACTATCCCCACGGAAGTTTAAGAATATTAATTTAAAAGTACAATGCTATGAAAGAATTAAAAGTCGTTGGCCAATTCCTTGCCGCAATCATTTATACATTTCTTTTTGCTGCACTTATATACATGATAATGGTTTTTCCGTTGGCATGGTTCCTGTCTCTCAATACAAAGACAATGATTATTGTAGGTATTTTCTTGGGAGGTATTATTGAGACTATATTATTCGGCCTACAATTCTTACTTATGATGCCCTATGCGTGGATAGTAAAAAAGAATATAGTTGCTCTTATAGTATCAATTGGGCTACTTCTGTTTTTCTTAATCCGAAGTGATGTGCTCGTGTGGAAAACAACCGCTCATTGCGGCACAGAAGGTGTTGTGGTAGCAATTATTATAACACTTATGATTTTGCAGGCTTTAGGTATGACAATATATGCACTTGTTGGGATGTATTCAGAAGACATATAAAACACAAAAGCCGCCATCTTCCTGACGGCTCGTTTTGGATATAAAGAAAAACATATTTACGATATAGAAAATATATTTACGATATTAAGACATATATATACCATGGAACTGAAAGAATTTATCAAGCGGACGCTGGCTGAGATAGTCGAGGCAACAGCGGAAGCCAGCGAAGAACTTAAAGACAGCGTAAATATTTACCCTCGGGCAATACAAGAATACAACGGCTACCCGTCTGTATCAGTCGGCAGTCAGTACGGCCTGGTGGAAAACCCCCTTATGGTGGTTGGTTTTAAGGTTTTGGTTGAGGTTTGCCAAACAAAGACTCAAGAGGGTCGCGCTGGGGTTCGGGCTCTGCAAGTTCTTGAAGCCCGTTATAAAGGAACCTCCTCCAAAGACCGAACAGAGACTCACGAGGTTTCTTTTTCCGTTCCTTTGACTTGGAAGGCGGACAGATAAAATCATACATCCGCTGTGCAGCCTCATAGTCCGGCTCGTAGTTCTCAATCATCACGGACGACCTGGTGGATTCCAGGCAGTACATACGGATTTCAGCGTCGGTTTGGGGATATTCCATAGGGGTAATATTTTGACTGCAAAAATACAACTTTTTTTTGACATACGAAAAAATAATTTATAAAACCGAAAATATATTTACGATGATAAAGGACAGGATAAGGAAAATAATCGAGATAAAAAGGGTTCCGAAGGAGAAGACATACAAGGAACTCGGCGTGACCTCGGCCAACTTCAGGGGGCTGGCTAAGGCCACGCCTGTAAACTCCGACGTCATAGAAAGGTTCTTCAAGATGTTTCCGGACGTAAACCTCGAGTGGCTGATCACCGGCAACGGTCCCAAACTGAAGACCGACGTGCTACCCAACACCGTCACCCTCGACCGCTACACCGAAGTTGTCCGCGAGAACGAGCAGCTGCGCCTTCAAGTCAAGGCTTTGACCGCCAAAAAGAAGCAGCCACGGCAATAGCATTGTAATACCGACAACCGATGTAAAATACACAAAAGAATGATATTCAGGAATATGGCGATTGATAATTATCCCTCTCTTTCCGCTGAACGGGGAAGGAACTGTCGAATTTTGGCCGGCGGTTCCTTCTTGTTTTTCAGCACTTTACGTTTTCATTATATTGACTATCAGCGCATTTTGCCCTTATAAGGGGATAGGTATGTGTTGAAAAGTGTATATTGTCATGTATGGTCATATAGTGTCATATAGTGGGTTTTGTAAGCCCAATGGGGATTACAGCTTTTGTATTTTGGCGGTTTCGGGTTTACACTTTCTGAAATTGCCTGTAAAGACGAGGCTTGGCAGAATTTTAAAATTAAAATATTATGAAGAAAAAAGCAACATTTAAACTGATTTTCGACCGCAAGAAGCGCGTCTCATCAACCAAGGCAGGTCCTATAGAGCTGCGCATTACTTACAACAGGGTACAGAAGTTTCTAACTACTGGTGTACGTGTGCTTCCGTCCCAATGGGACGGTGGGCGTGTTGTGAACCGTCCCGACGCAGACAAGATTCAACTTGCGCTTGACGACCTTATGGATAACGCCGCGAGGATTGTCAACGAGTATATCATGGCAGGGTATAGAGACCTGGACACTATAATGGAACATATCAGGCCGCGTCCAAAAAACAGGATTTATGACACCGGTATAGAGATGTACGACTCATGTGTGTCCGTGACGGGCGGCTATCATGTCATATATAATATAAAGTAAGCAAGATTGTAATGATATAAAATATAAAGATATGGGAACACCGACCTTTAAACTTATCTTCGACCGCAAGAAGCGGGCGACAAGCAGCAAGGAAGGCAGCATAGAGCTGCGCATAACTTACAACCGCATTCAGCGGTTCGTCACTACGGGCGTCCGCGTCCTGCCCAGGCAGTGGCGCAACGGCTATGTAGTGAACCGCATAGACGCCTTTGAGTTGCAGAACACCCTTGACATTTTTGTGACGAGAGCCCGCAAGGTTGTCAACGAGCAGATGGAAGCCGGTACGCTGGACATGAAGACTATTGCGGCCGCCGTCGCCGGCGGTGACAAGCGGCAGTCGGCGGAGAACGTGCCAAGCAATATGCTGCTGATGGATTTCTTCAAAGAACGTGCCGCCATCCGCAAGTACGGCCGCTCCGAGGACAGCCAGGAGCGGTACGACCGCTTCCTCAGGTGGTTCGAGAACTGGGGCGGCATGGTGACGTTCAACGATATCACCGACATCAATATTATAAAGATGGACGAGGCTTTGTCGGCCAAGAGGCTCAAGGACTGCTCGAAGTGGAACAACTACCACCGCTTCCTCAATTCGTTCATTCTCGACGCCATGGACGAGGGGCTGCTGCGCCGCAACCCCTACAAGAGTCTGCACATCAACAAGGACAAGAAGAGCGACGGACTGCAGAAATATCTTACAAGGGAGGAATTTGAAAGGCTTTCATCTCTCGACCTGCCTGCGGACTACCTGCGCCACGCCCGCGACTTGTTTGTCTTCCAGACGTACACCTGTCTGGCCTACGTGGACCTTGCGGCGTTTGACGCGAGTAAAATTAGGACCGTGGGCGGCAGGAAGATATATGTGGGTCGACGCGGCAAGACAAACCAAGATTATACGTTCCTTCTGCTGAAGCCCGCGTTGGAGATACTGGAGAGGTACGACTATCAACTGCCCATCATGAGCAACCAGGACTATAATAAGTTTATCAAGATGATTGCGGTGATGGCCGGCATAAACAAGCCCGTGAGCAGCCACTGGGCGCGCCACACAGGGGCGACCATGCTGCTGAACAGCGGCGTGGAGATGGAGATAGTGAGCCGTGTGCTGGGCCACTCGTCGACGAAGATGACAAGGGAGGTGTATGCCAAGCTGCTTGACGAGACCGTGGCCGACGCCATGGCGGGAGTGGAGGGTAAATTAATAAGGTAAAGGCTTTACTACAAGTAGTTTAAGTAGTTATTCGTCGGCTGGGATGTCCTTGCCTGCCGCTACGCGGAGGAGGCGGTCGGTGAGGGTTTGGTTGGCCTTGACGTTCATGTCGGCGGATATGGCCTGCATTTTCGGTGTGTGGTAGGCCAGCAGGTCGACTTCCAGTTTGGCGCGGTCTACGGGTTTCATGTTCATGAAGTCGAGTTGGTACTGCGAGAAGACCTTGCCCTGGTGTTTGCGCAGGAACTCGGCCTTGGCCGCCACGTCGGGTATGTCTACGTCCTCGGCGTTGATGTTAGGAGTGAAGTATTCCACGGAGTGTTCGTGGAGCAGCTGCTTGAAGGGGTGTTCCTTGTTCGGTGTTCCTTTCTCGCGTCCGCCGAGGCGTCCGCGTCCGTCGTTCTTCTTTCTTGGCATATATTTTGTTTTTGCGGTTGCAGTTGTGCTGCAACACAGGTTAAGTTTTTTTAATTCACAACTTATAACTGATTTGCAAAGATACGGTTGTATTTTTGCAATCAAATTATATGTTGTAAATAAACAATAAGTAACAAAAAAAATACAGAATCATGTGGGGTTCAATCATCGGAAGTGCGCTGGGCCTGGTAGGAACGGGCATCGGCATAGCACAGGCCTCGAAGGCCGCCAAGAAAGCCAAAGGTATAGTAGAGAATCAGAAGGTCGAGAACCAGAACTGGTATGACCGCCGCTACAACGAGGACGCGACGCAGCGGGCCGACGCGCAGCGTATTTTGACGCGCACGATGGAGAATATACGCCAGCGCAACCGCGCCGCCGCGGGGAGTGCCGCCGTGATGGGCGGTCCCGAGGAGGCCGTTGCCGCCGCCAAGGCCGCCAACAACGAGGCCCTTGCCGACACCGCGAGCCGTATAGCCGCCGCCGGCGAGGCCCGCAAGGACTCTATCGAGAACCAGTATATGGGTACGAAGCAGAGCCTTGACAACGAGTTGGCCAATATCGAGCGTCAGAAGGCCGCCGCCATAGCGCAGGCCACGCAGAGCCTGGGTTCGTCGCTGACGGGCGCGGGCATGGGTGTTGACGAGCTGCTGAATGGGGTAGACCCCGACAAGGCTCCAAAACCGCAGAAGTCGATGCTGACACCTGTAAACTATCCTTACTATGGCCTCTATAAATAAAGTCTAAATTCCATTGTCATGAAAAAACAAGAACCCTCAAAACTGGAGCAGGCGGCATTGATGGGTGCCGAGCTTATGAAAGAGCAGGAGGAAAACCCTTACAGAGAGGTCCGCAGCGAAATCCAGAAGTTGATTGACGGAGGCGAGGTAAAGGAGAGAGACCTTCGGCGCGAGGAGGACCTGGCGCGGGTGCACAAGGCCGTGGCGGGTTTGTCCGACGCCGGACGTGCCATAGCCAACTTCATAGGCACGACGCAGGGAGTGCCCAACGCCTACGCCGACTCGGGGTTGAGCGAGAAAGCCCGCGAGCGTGTGGCGAGAGCCCGAGCCGAGCGCGAGAAGAACAGCGCCGCCCTGCTGAACTACCAATACCAGATGGGCAAGCTCGACGAGAACGAGCGGTCGTGGAAATACAAACTCAGACAGGACAAGATTCGTAACAGAAACAATGACCGCAGACTTGAATATTTAGAGAACGAATCACAGCGTAAGATTAACAAACAGCAGGCTGACATTGATTACAAAAATAAATTATTGGAGTATAACAACCGTCGATTAGCACTTCAGGAGGACAAAGAGAAAAACCGCATAAGTGTGGCGCAGTACAACGCCGAGACTAACCGTATAAAAGCAAACACGGCGAAATTGAAAGCCGAACACAATGAACAAGGGTTCACCACGACAACAACAAAGGGCTATGACAATATGGGTCGTCTGCAGACAGTCACGGTTGTAAAGACACCAAACGGCGAGGAATACCAATTTGACGCTGACGGAAATGTGTTGAATAATACTGCATCGGCAAACAATAGCACAGGTGGCGGCAAGAAAGACCTACCAAACACAACAAAGAAATCATTACCACAAGGTTAAACGACAACAAAACAAAGGTAGTCATGCAAGACAATATCACGGCATTATACAAAGAACTGCAAACCACTTATAATCTCGGCAGTGAGGATGATTTTAGACAATATTTGAGTGACGCAAAAAACAGAGAGGCGTTACGCAAAGAACTTTCGGTAGATTACAATGTCGGTGATTCGACAGCGTTTGCGCAATACCTTGGCTTTGGGGCTGAGGGCAACCCAACAACTACGCAGCAAAGCACAGAGAGCGGCGCCAGTGGTTCTCGTGGTTTTAGCGTGTCGACTTTCACACCCGGGTTTGTGGGAGACGAGAATGCAGGCGTCCGTGCGCCGTTTGCCAATGCGGAGGCTTATACACCGAAACCGCGTACAACGGTTCAAAAGCCAGAGGTAAAGAAACCGACTGAGGCTACCGACAACAGGCAGGCGTTTGGACCAGAGCGTTTTCAAAAGGAGATGGAGATGACGCAGGCCGTCGGCAGCATGAGGAACGATTTCAGCAGCCGGATGGACGCCATGCGTAAGACAAGTCAGCCGTTTGGTGGCAAAGCAATAGACGCATTGGAACCTGCAAGAAGAGAGAGAGTAAACGAAGAGAACCAGAAAGAGGTTGACGAGAGTTTAAAAGTCGCCATGTTGCCGGTGACTCAGAGCGACGCCGCGGTGCGTCAGGCATGGGCTAACGCCGGTGCGCGTACCGCTCAAGAGCGGAAAGCCGGCCATTTCGTCGGCAATGAGGCCGCACGTTTGAAATACCACGACATTGAAAGAATGTCGGAAGAGGCATGGAACAGCATAGACGAGAAGGCAAAAGCCAGTGCCATAAAAAGAGTGGCACAGGTGTTGCGAGAGAGTTATGGTATGCCTTATGACGAGGCGCGCAACAATGCCGAGAAGATAGTGCGCAGCGAGAGTGACAAGATGATGTATGAGGAGGCCGTGAGAAGCAACGCGCCGAAGAACTGGCTTGACTATCTAACAAGGAAGATTAACGACAATGCCTTTGGCAGTATCATGGAAGGCTGGGCGCGACGCAAGGCGGGAACCGTTGGAGATATGTTTGCGGAGGAAGAAGCCAACGAGCGGTACAGAAAAGAGAACCGTTTGGGCGGCATAGCAGGTGATGTCCTTGGCTTTGCCGCCGCTCCCGAGATGTGGCTTGGCGGCGGCTTGGCTGGCGGTGTTGTCAAGGGCGGCGTTGCGGCTGGCGGAAAACTATTCGGCAAGGCTGCAATGAATAAAGCTCTGGAGTCATTGATTGGGAAAGCCGTAACAAAAGGAGTTTCGAGCGGTATAAACCTTGGCACATTCAATGCCATAGGCGAAGCCAGTTCGCAATACAAGCATGGCGGCGTCATGAATGAAGACGGCACGATAGGTGATTACAGTCTGAAGGATGTCGGCGAGTCTGCCAAGAAAGGCGCCCTTACTGGTTTGGCTATAGGTCCCACAGGTGAGTTGATTGGAAATGTCGGCACAACCTTGGCCAGACGCACAGCGTCGACCGTCGGCAAGGCTGCCATACGTGGAGCGCAAGGTTTGTCGAGTGTTATTGCCGAGGGCACTATCTTTGCTGCTCCAGAAATGCTGAAAGGCGAGTTGACCTTTGACGACTGGCTGGAAAGTGTAGAGTTGATGGCAGCATTCAAGTTGCAGGGAGCAGTGGCACCCCGACGAGTGAGGAATGCCGATGGGACATACAGGACGACTTCGACTGCGAATGAAGTATTACAGGAACTCGCAGGCAAGCGAGGCAACAGCAGACAGGGCTTTGAGACACGTCTGCGTACCATACTTGACAGAGACCCGAGCCTTGCTTTGACAAAGGACGAAGAGGACGAGTTGGAACGTGGCGGATACGGCGACCTCAAAGCGTTGGTGAAAGACTATAACAAGACGTCGGAAGACCAGCGCAAGGCCATTGAGAAAAGACAGCCCGTCTACCTGGAACCCAACGCAGAGGGAGAGATACCATACAACCGTTTTGTTGAGTTGGTCGAGGACAAGAACATCAGCGAGGCTGCAAGAGCGAAGATGTACTATTATGTCACCGGCCACGGCTTGCCGATGAGCACGGTGTTTGGCTCCACGTTCACGGAGCATAAAGACCCCAAAGGCAATGTCACCGGCTACGAGGTGCGGTCGCTTGGTTTGCAGAACGGAGTGATCACCAGCCGCACATTCAAGAACCGCAGAGAGGCCGAACTTGAGCAGGAGCGCATAAACCGCCAGGCGGAGTTGAACGGTGTAGCCATGGGCGAGCAGGCCTATGACAACGAGGGAGACAAACGTCGGGTGTACGACGCTTACGACATCGTAGGCAAGAGAAAAGGCATCACCGCCGAAGTACTGCGTAATAAGTTGCAGCGCAACCCCGAGGATATGAACGACCTGGAGCGCCAGTGGGCCGAGGAAGTAAGAGAGGTGTACGACGCGCTGCCGAGAGAGGACTACCAGACTGCCGAGAAACTGCGCAAGGATGTTGGCAAGGAATATAAGGTCGACATAGACGATGTTATCAGCAAAGAGCCAGCCAGACGCAGCGAGACCGAAAAAGCCGCGTTGGTTGACTATATGGAAAAACTGTTTGGTGTGTCGGGCGGGAATCAGCCGGATTTCGACGTTAATAACAGAAACCTGCTCTCCAAAGGACAGCCTGTTAGTGAGAACAGCGAGGCCTACCGTCGCGGATACGACGCTGACGAGCAGACCAGGCGTGACATAGCCGTTGAGATGGCCGATGGCAACAAGGACGCACAAGAGGCATGGAACGGCGTTGTGAAGAAGATTAACGAAGAGGCCGACTATCAGACTGCCTTGTTGCGCGAACAATACGAGCAAGAGAAGTATCGAGCCGACGGTTCGCTGAGACCTGCGACGCTGAAAGACGGCAAGCAGGTATATATCACCAACGGAGAGGTGGTGACGACTGCCGACGGGACGGCCGTAGACACAGAGAAGAGCGACCAGACCGTCACCGTGTACGACCCCGCCGAAGGCAAGGCGGAGATGATAGGGCCAAACGACATCGAGACATTGGGCGAGGTGACGAGTGCCGAGGGTTTTGAGTCGGGTTTGGAACAAGAAAGAGAGCGGTATGTCCAGCAGCAGATAGACATAGCGCAGAACAAGGTCGTTGTAGAGCCTGGGCAGACATTCACACTGGAAGATGGCTCCGTGGCTACCATATTGGCCTCGGATGGCGAGACTATAACGTTCCAGAGAGCCGACGGCACACAGGCGACCATGCCGGTTGCAGAGGTGCAGCGTGTAGCCGACGAACTGGCTATTAAGGACTATGACGAGCGTCATCCTGATGAGGTGCAGCAGCAACCGACCGAAGAGAAGCCTGTGATGAACGAGGGCAAGCCTGATGAGTATGTGGAGAACATGGAAGTGACCGTGAAGGGTGAGAATGGCGAGGAGAAGACAGTATATGTCACAGGTGAGCGGGCGGTGTTCACAGCCAAAGGGTTTGAGCCGTCGGATGACGGCAGATTTGTGGAGATGTACGACCCCGAAGCCAATGACGGCAACGGCGGCATGATATACATCCGCGAGGACGACCCCGAGAATAAGATAGTGGGGTATAAGCCAGAGGAGAGCGCGGCGGAAGCCCCAATAGAACCGACGGAAGAAGCCGCCGAGGTTGTCAATGACGGCATGGGCGACATGGACGCGCAGGGCAACAGGCTGAACAGCGACGGCTCAATATACACCGAGAGGGTGTCGTCCATCGACGAGATAACAGACAAGGACTTTGAGGAGCCGACAAGGAGCATTGAGCTTGACAACGTACCGCAGAATGTACGCAACGCCATCGGAGCCGGCAAGAAGCCCATAGTAATAAAGAAGAATATTCTTGAGAGAAACGGGATAACCCATTCAGATTTGACGCCGGAACAGAGCCGCGACATATTGAACGCCGCGCTGTACAATCCTGATTTGTACGGGCAGACCCAAAAGAACAGCAAGCCCCACAACTGGGTTGTCGTAAATACAAAGGACGAGAACGGCAGAAACAGGCTTGTGCTGCTTGAAGTCAGCCAGAACAAGGACAATGTAGAGATTGTACATTGGCATTATCTTGACGCAAGGGGGCTGGAAAAACTGAAAAGACAAGCCGACCGTGAGGACGGGCAACTCCTCATACTGCCTTCCATTATGGAAGAGGTCGGTGCCCTTTCCGACCCTACGAGCGGCTTATCTTCCAGCGGCAAAGATACGAATATTTCTGAAACTGGCAAAAAAAATATTGCAAATGGCTCAGACACAGAGCCTCCGACCGAGCCGCCCGCCGCTGGCGGCGGCACTCCGCCTGCCCCTCCGGCGCCTGTTTTGGACGCTTCGGAGGAGCGGCAAGGTCCCAATGTGCAGACACCCGAGACCTTCATGCCAGGCAACTACCTGCCAGAGGACAAGGTGACGCAGCCTGCCGTTATGCCGTCAGCGCAGCAGTTGTACAACGACGTGGCCACAGAGTTCCCCGACGCCACGGAGGAGAAGATAACCAACACCGTGAAGGCCAAGAGCGACAAGCTGGACAAAGCCGAGAAGGCGTTGGCGGCAGCCACGGCGAAGGTGAACGCGGCGGAATACGGCAGCAAGGAAGAGGCCACGGCAAAGGGGAAGAAAGCCGAGGCTCAGCGAGCCTATGAGGAAGCGAAGGCGGAGAAAGAGTTGTGGGATGGCGTGCAGGCCGAATATAAGGCCGCCGTCAAAAAAGAGAGGGAGTTCTTTGGCGAGATGGACGTGGCTGTGCCCGAATGGCTGCAGCGAAAGGTCAAGGACGCCACCGGCAACAGGAAGAGACTGCTTATGGAGGCCGTAGAAGAGATGGGTGACGACCCCGACGCGCTGGCGGAACTTGAGAACGAGGAGCCTGTGACGCTGGAAGAGGTAGCTGCCGGAATGCTTGCCAGCGGCCAGAAGCTGATGTTGTCGGATGAGAAGTTAGGCGTCGGCGTTGTCAAAGGCCTTGCCTCGATGACCGGATACGGTAAGGAGGAATTCAAGAAATTCCCCGGTATGTTTGCCAAGAGGGAGAACGGAGGAATGGGAGTTGAAGAGTTAGGAGAGAAGGTGCTTGAAAGGGCGAAGCATGTAAACTACATTGTGTATGACGAGAGCGACGCGATGGCTGGCACCAACGCCATACTGGAGTTGTTCAGTCGGGTGCATACCAAGGGCGACATCAACGACTATATCCTTAACAACAGGATAGAAAAGGCAAGAAATGCACACGACCACACAATAAAAATGCGAAATGAGCGTTTTATTGAGAAGAACGGTGTCAGTATCGAAGAATATATAGCCCGTGAGGAGAGATGGCGAGAGGTGGAAGCGGATGCCGCCAAAATGACTGATGAAGAATACGAATACATAAAATCAAGTGAATATTATGACGAAGGAAGAATTGGCTCAGAAAGCGGAGCACATGAAACAGCGGAGAGAAGAACTGGATCAGAAATTTGGGAGTCTGAAACAGCGGAATCCGGAGCTGTGGTCGATAATGGAAGAAGCCGGATGGAGAACGGTGGAGATAGTGAGAGCAAGGAAGAAGGCGGGCAAGGAAACGTCCGACCTCAAGTTTCGGGAGATACACATAACGCAGTTGGAGAAGGTGCAGGAAGAGAGGGAGCAGCAGAAGGCAGCGCAGCAGCAGAGCCCGACAGAGGAGCAGAAGTAGAGCAGTCTGCGGCAGAAGAGAGCCGCGAGCAGCGAGCGGTCGACGAGCTTGCCGCACAGTTGGACGACAATAATTCGGCCAAGAACGACGAACTGATACAGCAGATTGCCGACCTCAATACAGAGGCGTCGGAGCGTTGGCTTGACGAGAACGTGCGTGGCCAGAAAGTTGACGGTAAGACGACACCGCTGACCAAGGCGGCGAAGGCTGTCATCAAGAAGCTCGACGAGATACTCAGGAAGACGTTGGGTAGCCGCTACCATACCGACCTCGACGAGGGACAGAAGAAGATATTGGAACTTGGCGACCGCATACGGACGCAGAATGCAGGTCCCGTATTCGTGTCGAATGCCATGCGTGCCGTGGAGGCCATCAAGCAGGAGAAGGCCACGGCGGAGCAGTGGCTGAAGATGATAGAGAAGAACGGTGGGCTGAAAGCCGGCGAGGACAAGTGGACGGGGCTATCTGACTTCCTTAAAAGCAAAGGTAACACCTCTCTTACCAAGAAAGAGGTGATGGACTATCTGCGTGAGAACGCCATTGAGATTGAGGAGGTTGAGTATGCGCAAGATTTATTGAAAGACAACCCCAAGTTACAGGAGTTCAAACGTGAATACGCGGATATTCTTGCCGATATTAAAGGAAGAAGCGTCAACGGCAAAGAGGACCTTGAGGCGTTTGAGAATGAGATGTTGGAGAAATACGGCGAAGGGTTTGCCGACGAACTCACCTCAGAAGAGCGTGAAAGATGGAATGACATAGTAGGTCTTTCTGACGCTGCCGACAATCCGGAGAATGCCGCTTTTGAGGAAATGGTTGACCGTTACGGTGACGACTTCCGTGGTGCGTTTGAATTGGATGATAAAGGAAGTATAGAGCCTATATATGATATGTATGGAGACAGCGGTGTTACGGAAGAGGCAGAATATTTCCTTGAACTTGATAAGTTGCCTATCAACGAGACTCGTCTAAGTTACACCACCGACTTCCTTGACAACAAGCGTGAGATAGCGCTGGTGGTTCCGACCATCGAGTCGTGGAACGAGGGCGACGTGGTGCATTTCGGCGATGCAGGCAACGGTCGTGCCGTGGCGTGGGTAAGGTTCGGAGAGACGACGGACAAAGACGGCAAGCGTGTGCTGGTGATTGACGAGATACAGAGCAAGCGCCACCAGGAAGGGAGAGAGAAGGGATATAAGAAAAGTCGTAAAAACGAACAACAGGCCTATGAAAAGGCGGATAAAGAATACCAAGATTACAGAAAGTCGCTTGAGGAAAAATATGGAGTTGAGCATAACGGAGACCTTACAGGTGTGACTACACCAGAGGAGGCTGCAACGCTGAAAGAAAATATAGCGGCTGTGGACGCAACCTATTTTGCTCTTAATGAATCAAATGCAACAAAAGCAAATCGTCTTCTCGACGCTTCTGTAAAAGCACAAGACGAGTATGAGGAATATATGAACGAGATGGCTAAGAAATATAATGTCTCGTTCATGGACGTGTACGGCTATATGACGGAAGCGGAGCAAAAAGAGGCCGACCGTTTGGAAGAGGCTGTGCATACTGCCGACCAAGCTTATCAGAATTTCAACCCCAGCGACGTTCCCGACGCGCCTTTTGAGAAGAACTGGCACGAGGTGGCGTTGAAGCGTATGCTGCGCTATGCCGCCGAGAACGGCTACGACAAGGTGGCTTGGACTAAGGGCGAGCAACAGGCGGAAAGATACGACATTGGCGATAAGATAACAGACATTAGTGTTGACAAATATCCAAATGGTAGAAAAATTGTAAGCCTGAACTACAAGAACGGTGAAGGATATATAGACCTTTACCAGATGGAGGTGGATAATGATGGTATTGTTATCAGTGGTGATTTTAAAGGCAAGCAGTTGTCGGATGTCGTAGGCAAAGAACTTGCGAAGAAACTGATGGATGTTGAAGACCATGAAAAATTTACAGGCGAGGATTTGCGTATCGGCGGCGAGGGTATGAAAGGTTTCTACGACCAGATATTGCCGCGGTTTATGAACAAGTACTGCAAGAAGTGGGGTGTGGAGGTAAGCGAGGTAGAGTTGCCGAACATCGGCGACAACGGCCTCACCATGTGGAGCGTGGACGTGACGCCCGAGATGAAAGCCAGTGTGATGGAAGGGCAGCCGATGTTCCAGAAGGTCTGGCACGGCAGCGGAGCGGACTTTGACCGTTTCGACCACTCGCACATGGGCGAGGGTGAAGGCGCGCAGGCGTTTGGATATGGGACGTATGTGACAGAGGTGGAAGGGATAGGAAGGAAATATGCTGAGAATGTAGGGAAGCATAAAGTTCTGATGAATGGCAAACCTATCCGCGAAGTTTTGAGTAATCAAGACTATTGGGACAAAGAATTTAACAACTGGATAACAGGCTATGAAAGAACAATAGAAGAGCTGAAGAACCATATTGAAAATGCGTATATAGATGGTCGTGTTGCTGGACCGAGGTCGAAAAGAGTAAAAGCATTTGAAGCACAGAAAAAACGTCTGAAAGAAGCAATAGACCGAGGTGAGGTAAAAGTAAATAGTGACAATTACCTCTACGAGGTGGAGATTCCCGACGACAACGGGAGCAACTACCTTGATTGGGTCGTCACCATCCCGAAGAGCGACCGCAGACGTATCGCCGAAGCCGTGAGAGGCTTGGAAGGCGAGCCTGCACAGAGCGTGAAATATTCCACCTACAAGGGTGGCTGGAACCAGTTGGCCGACATGATAGAGCGCAACCAATGGGCTTATCAGGAAGTGCGCGATAGACTGGTGCAGGCCTTCGGAGGCAGGATTGCCGACGAGCAGAAGGTAAGCGAACTGATGCACGACGCTGGTTTTACCGGTATCAAATACCCTGCAGAGTACATGACCGGTGGCCGTGAGGACGGCGCCAAGAACTACGTCATCTTTGACGAGAACGACTTGCAGATCACCAACAAGGTGAGGTTCTTTAGAACGCCCGACGGCACGGTCTACGGCTTCACGGTGGACGGCGAGATATACATAGACCCGCGAATAGCCACTGACGAGACGCTCGTGCATGAGTATGCTCACCTCTGGGCGCAGGCTTTGCGTAGCAGCAATAAGCAGGCTTGGGAGCGTCTGAGGGGCGAGATGGAGAAAGAGGCCGACGTGGTGGCCAAGGTGAAGGAGATGTACCCCGAGTTGATAGACAAGGACAACCCCGACGTGCTGACCGACGATATGATGGAGGAGGTCTTCACCCACTACAGCGGCAAGCGTGGCGCCGAGCGTCTGGAAGCCGACATGAGGGCCGAGATGGCCAAGGCCGACGGTGTTGTGGAGAAGGCCAAGGTTGCCAATGTGTTCCACAAGATACGCGAGTTGCTGAAACGGTTCTGGGACATGGCGCGCGACCTCTTTGCCGGCAAGGTGGAAGGTATCGAGAAGCTGAGCGGCGAGGACTTTGCCGACATGATGTTGGGCGACCTGCTGAGAGAGTTCGACCCGAAAGGCCCGAAGGGTGGCAAGAGACTCACCGCAGAGGACAGAACCTATCTTGAAGCCGTGGAGAAAGGCGACATGGAGACAGCGCAGCGGATGGTAAACGAGGCGGCAGAGAAATCGGGATATAACAGCAGCGACGAATACCGTCTGCACCACACCGCACCCTACGGCAGGGACGGTTTCTCGAAGTCGATAGCAGACCCGACGGGTATCTTTCCGGAAGACCTTTATAGTCCCAAAGGTGCATTGTATTACGGAGACGGTAGGATGTGGATGGACGAGCAGAGTGCCAATATATTCAAGCGCGTGCGCCACAACCCCGAGGCAATGGTCAAAATATATCGTGCCGTGCCCAAGGACATAAAGGAAACGAAGCTACGCAACGGCGACTGGGTTTCTATAAACCGAGAGTATGCCAAAGAGCACGGGGAGATAAATGTTTATGGCGGCTACAAGATAATCGAGGACGAGGTGCCGGCAAAGTATGTTTTCACCGACGGTAACTCGCTGCATGAGCAGGGTTATGACGACGGTAAAGATTACGCCTACCAGAACACCAAGAACAACCGCAAGTTGCTGGATGCCGTAACCTATGACGATGAGGGCAATGTGATACCTCTGAGCAAGCGTTTCAACAAGCGTAACGCGGATATGCGGTATCAGAAGAGTGTGGATAGTGGAGAGATGAAAGAAATGTCTGATAGGATTTCGCGGTGGCTTTCTGATGAGAATATAGAAAAAGCAAAAGGAAAGTCAAGAGAGGAAATTATTGAGATGTTCGGCAACGACCCTCAGCCGATAGCAATAGTCCCTGATAGATTCTTGCAATATATTGGTGAGAACATTACAGATAGTCATGTTTATTCTGGCATGGGATACTTTATTGACCATGCAGTAAACCACCATCCGACTGTTGATGCAGAAAAATATCAGAACATCCAGAAAGTTCTCAATAATCCAGACGAGGTAAAATCAATCAAAGACAACGGTAATGACTCTATAGTGTTTATTAAGCAGATAGACAGATACAATGCTGTTGTTATTGAGGTAGAGAAGACAAAAGACGGAAAGATAATATGGCACAAGTCATTCTATAACCAAAAGAAAAAGCCGTATGCCAATAGAGGCGTACAGCTTTATAATGTGTCATCCGGGGGCGGCGTTTCCCCGATTATTCGTACCGATGAATCGGCACACGACGGCAGCCTTTCCGTTCTTGATGACGGTGCAAAAGTACAAAATAATTCCGAATCTACCAAAAATAATTTACAAAACGCTGAAAATGAGGGTGCGGACAACAACATCCTCTTCCGTATTCGTGAGGGTGCAGCACCCAAGAAGACCAGAATCGGCTACAAGGTGTTCGTCCTCAAAGACGGCAAACTCTATCCTCCCATGGTGGCCAACCCCAACGGCGAGGAGACTCCCGTGGGCGTGTGGCTCGATGCCGACGCTGCTCCCGTGGCAGGTGTGAGCAAGACTGGCCGTCAGCAGGTGAAAGCCGGTGGCAAGGGCACACAAGGCGGCAGCGGCACACTGGCCTACCGTCCTGGCTGGCACCTCGGCGAGATACCCTATGCTTTGCAGTTCAACCGCAAGGACGAGAACGGAAACAAGAGACTCTTCCCGAAGAACTTTGTCTGGGCGGAAGTGGAATATGCCGACGATGTGGACTACCAGCAGGAAGCCCACGACGCAGGCGTCAACGCCAACGGCAAATACCAGCACAGCCTTGCTGGTCTGCCCCGCGTGCCCGAGAACGGCAGTTACAAGTACCGCACGAACCCCGACCCGAACACCGACGAGTGGGTGATCACCGGCGCCATGAAGGTGAACCGCATCCTCACCCCCTCCGAGGTCGACGAGATGGTCAAGGCCGCTGGCCGTGAGCCTCAGCAGCGCCAAGATGGAGCCGTCACCGACGAGCAGGTCAACGCCCTCAACGAGCAGATAGCACAGGAATCACAACAGAGAGAGCAGGTCAAGCGCCAAGCCGCCGAGACCCTCAGCAAGAAACTTGGTGTTCCTGTGCTGGTGGTCGAGGACGTAAACGACATCACCAACGACGACGCCACACTGCAGGAGAAGATGCGCAACGCCAAAGGCTGGTACGACCGCTCGTCGAAGAGCGTAACCATCGTACTGCCCAACAACGCCAGCGTGGAGGACGTCGTGGCCACTGTACTGCATGAGACCGTAGCCCACAAGGGTCTGCGTGAGATGATAGGCGAGGAGCGCTACAATGACTTCCTTGATGAGGTGTACAGCCACCTGCGCGGCGACCTCAAAGAGGAGATAGACCGCGAGTCTGGCAAGTCATTCCTCGACGCAACCTTGAACGACGCAGCCAACGCCAAGACCTACGAAGAGTGCCGCCGCGAAGCCGTGGATGAACTCTTCGGGCGTCTGGCCGAGAAGGACTTCGCCGATTTTACCGAGGGCGAGCGCAACATCTGGCAGAAAATAAAGGATGCCGTGCGCAAGCTGCTCGACAGGTTCCTCGGCGACCTCAAGCTGCCCAAGTGGTTTGAACTTGGCGACAACGAACTGCGCTATATGCTGTGGCGCAGCAAGGAGCGTCTGGAGAACCAAGGCTATGTAGGCATGGCAAAGGATGCCGTGATGAGCGACGCGATGAGGCTTGCCGACCCGCTGTTCAGGGAGGGCGAGAACTCCGAGGATGCCTTTGACGGCCGCGGTATGGGTATGTATGAGCGTATGACCGCCATGGCCGCCGGTCTTGCCGCCCGCAATGCCTCTGACTCCGAAGCCAAGAACAGGGCTTACAGAGCCATTGGCAACAACCTTGCCGACCTGCGCAAGGCCATGAGCCTGCAGAAAGAGTTCGACAAGACCACGGTGAAGAGGGTGGCGGATTTGGTACGTACTCTGTTGAAATATGGCTATCTTGACAATGCAAGCCGTAGAGATATAGGCCGACTGCTGAGTGCGGTGAAGAACAGCACCGGCAAAGCCGATATCAGAGGCGACATCCGCAAGGTGATGGACATCATGGTTGACAGCCAGTTGCGTAATGCCGAGAACGCTTTGCGCGATATGGAGAAGGTGAGAGCCAGCAAGGTTGACGCAAGGGGTGTCGAGGTGCAGGGTGCGTTGGATGTGAGGGGTCAGCAGATAATGAAGACCTTCAAAGAGACGCGCGGTTGGAGCGAGGATGAGTTGAGCCAAGCCATGGCCGAAGCCGAGAACCGCATGGCCAGCGACAACGCTGCCGTTGCCGAGCAGGCAATGCATGAATACGACGGCTTGGACTTGGCGTTGGACTATGTGCAGAATATCAAGGCCAGTATCAAAGAAGAGCGCGATTTGGAGCATGAGTTGATGGACGCCCGCAGCGCAGAAGACCGCAGCATGGGATATGAAGACACCCTGTTGGAAGCCATACAGCAGAACAGAGCCGAGCGTGTGCAGGCCTACTACGACCTTATGAAGCGTCTCGGTGACCGTATGCGTTTCAGTATCGAGAGGGCGCGTGAGTTCAAGGAGGCCGACAAAGAGAGAGTACGCGAGATACAGCACAACGCCAACAGCGACATGGAGGGCTTGCCGAGCAACGAGCATTACAAGCCCGAGTGGAAAGACAAGATGGTAAATAACGACTTCGTGCAGCTTTTCTTCAAGCCGCTGGCTACCTTTGACCAGATGTTGAGGTTGTTCGGCAGCAAGAGTGCCAACGGCGAGGGATACCTTTACAACCGCTTTATGCGTGGCTGGGTTGACGCCCGAGAGAAAGAGATACGCGGAGTGCGCGAGAAGTATGCGCAGTTGGACGACAAGGTACACCAACTCTTCGGCAAGGAAGCCAAGAGCATGGCCGACCTTATCCGTTTGACCGGTAAGATGCCGAAGGCGACGGTGCTGTTCAAGGACGGCGGGGAGATGAAAGAGCATAAGTTGACGCAGGGTAATATGATGTATATCTACATGGCCGACAAAATGCTCGACGGACGCATGAAGCTGCGCCACATGGGCATTGACGAGAAGGCCGTTGCCGAAATCGAGCGCCTGCTTGACCCGAGGCTTATAGAGTTGGCCGACTGGATGCAGGGTGAGTTTTTGGTGGACACGAGGAACGAGTACAACGAGACCCACAAGCGCCTCTTCGGCGCTCCGATGGCCGCCATAGAGCATTACTTCCCGTTGAAGATAAACGCCAACGCGCGTGTCGACAAGGCTGAGGATTTGGACAACTTCGACAAGAACGAAGGTATCAGCACCAAGACCGGCAGTATCATCAAGCGCCGCATGAACGCCTTGCCGTTGGATATCACCAATGCCGACGCGCTGAATGTCATCCTCGAACACGTGGCCGACATGGAGCATTGGAATGCCTTTGCCGAGTTCAACCGCGACCTCAACACGTTGAGGACATACAAGCACTTCCGCAACCAGGTGAAGAATATGCGCACCATCTACGGCAGTGGAGACAAGTTATGGCAGAAATTCAATGACATCAGTCAGTTGGCAGCCGGCACCTACCGTCCGAAGAGAGCAGACCTTGACGAATACGCCACAAACATCGCCAAGGGCGTGACGGCTGCCAAGGTATCGTTCAGAATATTTACGGCCTTGAAGCAGTTCCTTTCGATGCCGGCCTACCTGCCCGACGCCCGTCCCGACCTGTGGGCGAAGAACCTTGCCACACCGTGGGCTTCGTGGAACTGGGCCATGGAGAACCTGCCCATCTTCGAGGAGCGCTGGAAGAGCCGTATTGCCGGTGACCCGCGCCTGATGAAGAGCGAGTTGGACTGGAAGGGTTGGAGAAACAATATAGTGCAGTTGGCAAGCAGAATTGGTATGTCGCCCAACGCCTTTGTGGATGCCCTGACCGTGAGTATCGGAGCCAAGACCATCTATGAGAGCCGCAAGGCACGTTATCTGAAAGAGGGTTACAGCGAGGATGTGGCAGAGAAGAGAGCCAAGCAGGACGCCGAGATAGCCTACAACCAGACGCAGCAGTCGAGCGAGGGTGCCTTCCTTTCGACGATGCAGGTCGACAGGTCATGGCTGAGCGTGATGTTTACCGTCTTCCGCAACTCGAGCATGGCCTATCAGCGCCAGCTGCATGACGCACTACGCAACCTCAAGCGCGACCTCAAGAAGGGCAACCGCAAGGAGAGTATCGAGTTTATGACCAAGCAGATGGTGCGCGAGGGAGTGCCGGAGGACAAGGCCGAGGAAGCCGCAGAGGCACGTTATGGCAGACAGATTGGTAAGGATGTATTGAGAGTAGCCGTATTTGGATATATTATGCAGTTCTGCTGGAACCTTGGAGCATACCTTCCATACCTGCTCTTCGGTGACGACCCAGACAAGAAAAAGAAAATGTGGGAGAATATTTTCTACAAGAGTATGTTTGGTTGGGTTGAAGGTCTGACTGGCGGCGACGTGATGAGTGAAGCCGGTAAGATGCTTATGCAAGGCAAGGGCAATCCCGAATACCTAAAGAAGGAGATGCCTATCACCAGCGATGCCTACAAGGTGCTGCAAGAACTTGGACAGGGCAAGTATGGCGAGGTAATCAATGACATGGTGAATCTCGTTGTGCAGGCTGGTATCGGAGTGAATCCGCAGAGTATCACCGACGCCGTGCTGGCCATCATGGACGCCTGTGGCGACGACCCCGAGTTGGCGCACGAAGCCACGATAGCCATCATGCGTATCTTGCAGGTGCCGCAGAGTCAGGTCAAGGAGATGTACTTTGACGAGGTAGGCTTGAGCGGTGACGAGATTAGCGAGTACACCCCCGCCCAGTTGGCGGAGCGTTACGCCAAGTACCAGGTGAAGCGCGGCCGTCTGCTGGCTCCGTGGACGTGGGATGACGAAGGTATCCTTGACAAGAAACGCAAGACCGCCAACAAAGCCGTCAAGGAGCGTGTTGAACGTTTTGGCGGCGCGGATGTCAACGAAGGCTATGAGAAGTATGAAGACATCTACAACGAGGTAGCCTCGCAGGTGAAGGCAGCCAACAGGGCCAAGAAGAGCGACTATGTAGAATATGCGCGTCTGATGTCAGAGTTGCAGAGTGACTCTCAGAAGTACAGAATTTATGAGACGTTCAAGAGCATGGACAAAGACCTTGATAAACTTGTGAAGAGTTATCTCAACGCCACAGAGGCCAGCGAAGCAGACAGTCTGAAGAGAGAAATAGAGCGTTTCAAGGCCGATATGGTCAAGGCTCTTGACGAGGAGAACAGCAAGTAATTCACATCATATAGAGGTGTTATTGCAAGAAATGTGTAATTTTGCCACGATGTAGACATAAAACATGAATAAAACAACAAATATGGATACTAAACTACATAAGCTGAGCCGAGTGCGTATTGACAGTGGGGCGGAGAGTCCCGACAGCGTGGTGCGCAGCAAGGCCGTAAGCAGAGGCGACCGCAGCCGAGGGCAGGATATACTGCTGGAGGCGCAGGGCCACTGGATGGCCGCCGCCAGGTACCGCGAGGAGCGCAGCCGCAACAAGCGTTACAACTACGGCGACCAGTGGAGCGACATCATCTGCGTGGACGGTGTCACCATGACCGAGGAGGAGTATATCAAGCGGCAGGGCAACGTGCCGTTGAAGAACAACCTGATACGTCGGTTGACGAAGAACGTGATAGGCTCGTTCCGCGACCAGTTGGCCGAGCCTATATGTCTGGCGCGCGACCGCGACGAGCAGCGCTATGCCGAGACGTTGAGCACCCTCTTGCAGTACAACAGGCAGCTGAACCGCATGGGCGAGATGGAAGCCCGCGGCATGGAGGAGTTCCTTATCGGCGGCATGGTGGTGCACGAGAAGACCTTCGGCTGGAGGAACGACCGAGAGGACTGCTGGACGGACAATGTGCCGCCCGACGCTTTCATACCCGACAGCAAGATGACGGACTTCCGAGGCTGGGACTGCTCTTTTGCCGGACGTATCCACGACTACGACAGGACAAGGCTCATGGCGGAGTTTGCCAAGAGTCCCGCGGACTACAAGCGTCTGGATGATATCTACGAAGAGGCGCGCAATGTGCGTGGCGGTCAGTATGCGTGGGAGGACTTCGGCTACGCCCATGACGCGGTGCGCTATGAGTTTCTGTCGCCTGCCGACCCGAGCCTGTGCAGGGTGGTAGAGATTTGGCGCAAGGAGAGCAAGCCGCGCTACCGCTGCCACGACTGGAACAGCGGCGAGATGTACAAGATAGACATCGAGGACTATGACGCCGTGGTGACGGCCGAGAACAAGCGCCGCCAGATACAGGCTGCGGAGGCGGGCATACCGATGGACGAGGTGCCTTTTATCACAGTGGAGTGGTTCATGGACTCGTATTGGTACTGCTACTTCCTTTCGCCGATGGGCGACATACTGAAAGAGGGCGAGACGCCGTATGACCACAAGGGTCATCCGTTTGTCTTCAAGATGTATCCGTTCATCGACGGCGAGATACACTCGTTTGTCGGGGATGTCATAGACCAGCAGCGTTACACCAACCGTCTAATAGTGCTGGAGGACTTCATTATAAGGGCCAGTGCCAAGGGGACTCTGATGATACCCGAGGACGTGATACCCGACGGCATGACGCCAGAGGATTTCGCCGACACGTGGGCCAAGTTCAACGGTGTCATCGTCTACAAGCCCAGCACGAAACACGGGCAGGTGCCGCAGCAGATCAGTTCCAACTCGACAAATATAGGTATCAGCGAGTTGCTGTCGCTGCAGCTGAAGTTCTTCGAGGACATCAGCGGCGTGAACGGTGCCATGCAGGGCAAGGCAGCCTTTGCGGGCGAGAGCGGAAGCCATGCACAGGTCATGATGCAGAGTGCGGCAACGAGTTTGGTAGACCTTTTCGGTTGTTACAACGACTTCCAGGAAGAGGCGGCCTACAAGGACATCAAGAACATACAGCAGTGCTATGACGAGAAGAAGGTGCTGGATGTCGTAGGGCGCATGGCCGGAGACCTCAATGTCGACCCGACGAAGGTGTTGAACACCGAGGTGGACATCAGCGTTTCGCCGAGCAAGAAGACGCCTGTACACCGAGCCCTTGCCAACGATTTCTTCATCAAGTTGTTCGAAATGCAAGCCATCGACGTTGAGCAGCTGCTGGAGAGCGTGAGCGACATACCGTATGCCGACGAGCTGTTGCAGAGCATACGGAGCAAGCGTGAGCAGATGGCGCAGGGGCAGGTGCCGGAGGGGGTGTCGCCGGAGCTGATGCAGAAGGTGCAGCAGGGGTTGAGCCCGAACCCGCAGGCCGTGGAGCAGATGCGTGGCTTGATGCCCGCGTGGGGAGGACAGACGGCGTGACAACGTTTAAGTATTAATACGAGCAAGGCTGGCGTTGCTGCCAGCCTTTTTTTTTTCATAGCACTATCTCCTTATCTATGCCGCACAAGCGCAGGGCGTGCTGGAGTTCGTGGACGTAGTGAAAAATAATACAGAGGAATGGTTGTTCTACCCTTGTTTGCTGCCACCTAAATACATCTTTATCTTTGTTTGTAGATATCTGCAAGCTAAATTGGTGGTCCTCTTCAAAACAATAAACGCCTGTACCATCCTCATTAAAATGCATCCCATTCTTCTCCAGTATCTCGTCGGTCAGCGGGATAGGAGCCAAGGAAATAACATCCTTCCATCCTTCAACCCCTTCTACCATGATGCTTGAATAGCCGCTTTCGTGCATCTTGATAGCCGTAATTATGCAGGGTTTGTCGCTAAAGGTGCTATACACCCAATCTCCAATCATTAATTCGTTTGCTTTCATGTTGTTTTTGTTTTATGTGGTTTATATAATTGATGCTTCGGAAACGACCTGGAACTTGGCCGTGGCGGCTTTGTCGGCGGAGCGGTCGACGATGCGGGGGATTTCCATCTCATGGGTGGAGACATAGAGGCCGATGGCGCGGGTCATAAGTCGGTCATCGTGGTAGCCGGCATCGGCCTCGTAGCCCCCCTTGTCGGTCTGTATGTAGGTCAGCATCTCGTTGAGTGCCTCCTCCTCGCGCTCCACATAGAGCTGCTCGCGGACACAATATTGCAGGTTGTTGATGATTACAGGCTTGGTGGTGGTGTTGGTGTGGAAGCCGTACTTCTTGGGCATCTTGTTCTGAATGTCCTCGGCAGACTGCTTGCGGGCGTAGAGGTTGACGTAGACATCGCGGATGAGGGTGAGGATATATTCGGCCTCGCCCTTGGTGTTGTTCGTCTCCAGCGTGTTGCTCTCGATAACCAGCAACGCGTTGTTGTAGTAGGCAGCAACTTGTGCGGCCTTCCATGCCAGCAAGTCCATGTCGATATGTCCGTGCCACTCGGCAATGACGGTGGGCGGCTCGCAGTCCATGAGGGGCAGACGGTCGAGGACAAGAATGTCGGAGAAGTCGGCCTTGGCGGTCTTGCCCTTGCCCACGTCGACAATGACAAGGTAGCGGTCGGTGACGGTGGCCTCCGGGGTGTCCTTCTCCACGTCTGCCCACATAAAGAGCTGTCCCTCGTCGCCCTTGACGAAGCGGAGGTTGTCGAAAGCCTGTTCCCCCCTCTCGGCGTGGCCGTACACCTCTCCCCTCCAGCGCGGGGGACGGCAAGCGGGACGGAACTGCTCCACGTCGACGGAGGAGAACACCTTGCGCCCGGATAAGGTGAAAGCCTCGGTGTCGTCGTTGGGGTACTCGGAGGCCATATCGCCGTGGTCGGTAAACTTGGTGCGCTCGTGGATGTACCAGTTAATGGCCTCCAGCGTTGCGCCCTTGTTCCACAGCCACCAGTAGTAGGTGCCGGGTTCACGGCGGAGCGACGGCACATCGCCGCTCTCGCGGTTAGTGTAGAGCCAGCGGGCAAAGGCATCTATGGGCTTCTCGCCCTTGGCAACAGGTATGTAGTCGGGCAGCGTGTCGGCGGTGATGGCCAGTTCGTACTGCTCAATCTCGTAGGTAGGCACAAAGTGAGCCTCAAACTGCGACTCGCCATTCTTGGCCGCTATATATTCATTCTTCAGGAAGCCCACACCGTTGGCCGTGGACTCGTAGACAATCATTGTGTAAGGCTCATAGAGTACGCCGGTAGTGGCGGCGCGGATAATCTGCTCCGGCTCGCTCTTCTCGGTTTTCTTCCACAGGCCGATTTCGGAGAGGTGGATAAGGTTGTAGGAGCCGGAACGCGAGGACTCGGAACTCTCGGCGGTGCCGATGTTGATTTCGCAGTTGCGCTGCGGCACACGGAAGATGCTGCCCGACTTGCCAACGCCCACCATCTTCTTCTCGCTGGGGTTGTACTCTTCGCCCAGATTGTGCAGAAGTTCCACAGGATATTTGGCCAGCATCTTGTCGAACATGGACTTGATGCGGTCGGATGCAGCGGAGAGGTGTGCGATAATGAGGCTGTTGAGGCCTATCTCGTGGACGAGCTGCAGCCAAGCCATATAGAGTTGCACGCAGGTCGAGCCGCCCCACTGGCGGGCTTTGAGTATGATGAGGCGTATAGGCTTGCCCGCCTTGCGCATACATTCGAGTTTGGCTATGAGGCGGCGCTGCGGCCTGTTGAGGCGGAAGAGAATGTCTTTTCCGCCTTTCTTGTTCTTTATATATACCAGCGTTGCCGCCCAGAAGGGGTAGTCATGCTTGATACGTGTGCGTATGAACTGTTCTACAACCTTCTCGCGTGCTTCGTCGGTGACGGGCAGGAGGAGGACGCTTTTGATGAACTTCTCGACCGTGCCTGCGTGTTTGATTTTCTTTACAAAGGGCTCTTCCATCATCTCGACGGGCAGCCATTGTGTGGGTATGGGGTAGTCGGGGATGGAGAACTTGACACGCTGGCCTATGCTGCCCTCGCCTGAGACTGGGTTGAAGAGGGCGTTGTTGGCCTTTTGCCGGCGGTCGTTCTCGCGTAGGAGCTGCTGTATGGGGTTGGCGGGCATTATAGGTTCTGGCTTTTGTTGCGGCTTTTCTTCTTGGTGTCGTATATAATACGCCGTGCGTAGAGTGGCATCATGTAGAACTTCGGAGCCGGTGAGTTGACGACGGCGAAGATGACATCCTGCAGCGGCATGGTGGGGTGGGTGTTGCGCATGGCGACGGTGCGGCGGTAAATCTCGAGGAACATCTCTCGTTTAGTGGGCCGCATAGTTTCGAGCACCGGCTGGCCGCGAAGGATGGCCGAGACGACCACGGCGGCGCGCTGTTCGGAAATCCAGAAGCGCGAACAGGGCATATTGACGACAAAGATAAAGTCCCAATTTATGTCGAACTGCGGCTTGTCCTTCAGAATACTGCGGAAAGCCTCGAGAAGTTCCTTGTCGCGGATATAGGTGAAGTCCGAGACGTTGCCCCTGTGTTTCATGCTTGTTTTTTCCTTGATTCCGAGTGCAAAAATACAAATAATTTTTCGATTACGAAAATTATTTTTCACAACTTATACATAATATAGCATTAAACGGTAGTATTTTTGCAGTCGAAAAAAAAGAAACAAAAATGCGCCGACGGGCATATATGCCCGCCTGCGTCCTATTAAAAAGAAAAATATATGGCTGAGAATCAGGAAAAGAAAAACAACCGCGAGCTGATAATAGAGCGTTTGAGCGCGAAATATCCGGAGCGCGAGTGGGTAGACGACGAGGCCCTGTTCGGACAGGTCGGTGCCGACTATGACGATTATGACAACCAGTTGAACGGCTACAAGGAGCGCGAGGGCAAGTTGGAGAAACTGTTTGCCGAGAACCCGCGTGCCGCGCAGTTTGTCAGCGACATGGCCCATGGCAAAGACCCGTGGATTGGCGTCATCGAGTTTGTGGGTTCCGACGGAGTGTTGCAGCTTATGAACGACCCCGAGAAGAAAGAGGCTTTGGATGCCGCCAACAAGGCGTATGCCGAGCGTCTTGCCGAGCAGAAGAGACTCGAAGAGGAGTACGAGAAGAATCAGGCCGAGGCTATCAAGTTGCGCGAGCAGCTGGACGCCCAGTACGGCGAGGAGGTTGTGGACGCTGCCCTTGCCGTCATCGACCAGATATTCAAGGACGCCCTTGTAGGCAAGGTGACTCCCGAGACCTTTGACATGGCTTTGAAGGTAGTGCGCCACGACTCCGACGTCGACAACGCCCGCAGCGAGGGAGTGATAGCCGGCCGCAACGCCAAGATAGAGGAGGGTCTGCGCAAGCGCCAGGGCGGCGACGGTATGCCCGCCATGGGCGGCAGTTCGGCTGCGCCTGTCGTGAAAAAGAGAGGTTTCTTCGACGACCTCCCGAAAAGAAAATTTCAATAACAATAACATAAAAAAATTAAGAACATGAAAACAAATTTTCATCCTTACATGAGATTCGTCGTGAGTCCCGCCGTCGTTGGTGGCGGTGACCTTGAAGTTACCGAGAATTTCATCTCTGGCTCCAGCGAAGGTATCACCGACGGTACTACCGTTGTGGGTGAAAACGCCCCCAGCACCACCGTCAACAAGGCTGGCTACATTGAGGAAGACCTTAACAAACAGATTGTGAAGGTACGTCCACAGGACACCCCCATCGACACCTTCACCCGCGAGATTGCCAACAACGAGAGTTGCAAGAGCTGGGAAGCAGGTGGCTGGGAAATCGGCACCCGTGAGACCCGCGACACCATCAATGGTGCCACCGAGGCAAGTGCTACCTCTATCGCCGTCGACAATGCCGAGATGTGGAAGCCTGCCGACACGTTCATCGTGCTTGACAAGACCACCGGCGCTCCCAAGCTGGACACCAGCAACAACACACCAATCTGCTGCATCATTCAGAGCATCAGTTCCAGCACCCTCACCGTGAAGCGCATCGGCGACACGCTGAGTGCTGCTCTCCCCGCTCTCGCAGACGAGGATATCCTTGCCCGTTTGTCTCCCGCTGTGTCCGAGCTTGAGGCTTCCGTTGAAGGTTTTGCCATCCAACCCAGCGACCGCAAGTACTACAACCAGACCCACATGACCCAAGTCGAAGAGAGCGTCGTCCACAGCCTCCTCAAGAAGAAAGTGGCTATGGATTTCTCCGTTTACAAGGAGCAGACCATTTGGGACTTCAAACGCGGTATGGAACTCTGCAACCTGTTCGGCGTCGGCGGTCTGTCGAAGAACGCCAAGGGCGAACTCGTTCACCACTCCACCGGTCTGTGGTGGCAGATGAACCAGCAGAGCACCGTGGACTACTCTGAAGCCATGACCGACCAACTCTGGAACAAGATTGGCAAGGCCATCTTCGAGGGCAACAACGGCGCCGACCGCCGTCTGCTCTTTGCCGGTAACGAGCTCTTGGAGCAGATTGCCAATGCCAAGAGCTACAGCAAGCAGATTGAGGCCAAGAACACCGAGATGGTGCTGGGTCTGCGCGTCTTCAAGATTGAGACCCCGTTTGGCGAGCTGCTGGTGAAGCCCATGGGCAGCCTGTTCGAGGGTTACTTCAGCAAGTGCGGCATGGTCATCGACCCGAACTTCGTGAAGAAATACATCATGGAGCCGTTGCAGACCACCAACCTCGACCTGAACAAGACCGGTCAGCGACGTGTTGACAATGCAGTGCGTATCCACGAGACCTACTCACTGTTCCTGGAGAACCTGCCTTGCCATCGCAAGATTGTTCCCAGTGCATAACGGAACTTTCCGAGGCTAAAACCTGGGCGGTGGTGCTCTTTTCACCGCCGCCCTTTTTTCATAATAATAAAATAGATTCATTATGGCAAAGAAAACATACAAGACTTATCATCTTAAAGGCCTCCAAGTCCTCTTGTTTGACGATTATGGCCGTCCAATGGAGGTAAACTTTAGGAGCGGAGCCCAGATTGACAGCACCGCCAAGTTCACCACCGGCGACGAGAAGGTGCAGAAGGCTATTGAAAGTTGCAGCGGCTTCAACCGCGACTTCTACCTTGAGAGTGTCCGCGAGGAGGCCCCTGTGGCTGCACCTGTCACAGAGGTGGTAGGCAATGGCGAGCCTGAAAAAACCGCAGCCGAAGAGACCGACGGCCACTTAGTGAAGGTGGCCTCCAAGAGCGACGCCATAGAGTGGCTCAAGGAGCACTACCCCGAGAAGGAGTACACCGCTGTGAAGCTGCGCAGCAAGGCCGCCTTTGACGCTGCCTGCAAGGAGTGCAGCGTGTTGTTCGAGATAGCCGACTAACCTTATAAACGAGTAGAGAGATGACAGAACTTGAATCGATAATCAGTGCCACGTGCATCACCGAGGTTGTGCAAGTGGAAGACCTGACCGAGAATTTCAGCCTTGACGGCAAGCCTTTCCGTCTGTTGCTGGTGCCGAAAACAGGGAGTGACGTGAATATTGGCGATATCATGACAGTGAAAGGCGGGCTGCGTTATGGCGGCGGCGGCGAGTTCCCCGTATCGGTAGGCAGCTGGAGCCCTTTGCTGTTTCAATTCATCACGTCCGCGGCCATCGACCTTGAGGACATGGATTTATATGTAGCACCTATCAAGTATTATAAAGAGTGATATACCAAGTCAGCAATATAAGAAGAGATGTGCGTGTTGCCCTTGACGAGGACCGCGACAGCGATGTCCTTGTAGCCAGCGACGGCGACGTTGACGCGCTGAAACTCGACGCGCTGATAGAGTCGAAGGTTGCCGAGGCCGTGAAGCGTGTGGAGATGGAGGCTCCCTACTATATGCTGGAGCAGGGTCACAACTTCCAGTTTGACAACGACGGCCTTGACAACGACAACAACGGCTATGTCGACGACGAGCGGCGCGGTATCTTCTGGAGCGGCACCGACACCTGCGGCTTCATCATGCTGCCCGAGGACTTCATGCGCATGGTAGTCTTCGAGATGAGCGACTGGGAGCGTCCGGTATACGAGGCGATAACGCCCGCCGACCCGCGATATGCCCGCCAGTGGAGCCGAGTGAAGGGGGTGCGCGGCACTGCCGAGCGTCCTGTTGTAGCCGTCGGGGTGCGTCCCGAGGGCAAGGTGCTGGAGTTCTGGTCGTGCAAGAGCCAGAGTGCCACGGTGACGCGGGCGGTGTATGTGCCCTACCCTGTCGTCGACAGCGGAGGCGGCATAGAGATCAGCGAGCAGTGCTACCCCGCCGTGGTGTACATGGCCGCCGGTCTGACGTTGGTGAGTTGTGGCGAGGTTGAAAGGTCTAAAGCATTTTTTGAACTATCTAAAACGTATTTAGAAAGATGAATGCAAACAAAGAGATAGACGGCAGTGTTGCCGTAACCGGCGATGTAGCCGTGGAAGGCGCCGTGAATGTCGGCGGCCAGACCACGCTGCACGATACCAAGGTGATGAACAACCTCACCGTGCGCGGCTGGCTGAGTGCCGCCAATGTCAAGGATGCCTTCAAGGGCATTTTCGGTAGCGTAGCGGCTTTGAACGCCGCCATAAGAAACCCCGAGGACGGCTGGATAGCGGGAGTGATGGGACAGAATTCGCATGACGAGGATGTTGTGTGGACATATTACAGCAGCAACGGGGCATGGACAGCGACCGGCGGAACAATGCCCGTCGAGGGCGATATTGTTGACGTCGACGTGCTCTTGTCTGCCATCGAAGACAGGGCGCTGAAGAGCGAGATGAGTGTTGATGATGTATCGAGCGACAAGAAGAAGATTAGGCTGTATGGCGGCGACAATCCTTTGGAGGTCACCGTTTTGACAAGTCATTTAAGTCTCAGCAACTATGTCCAGCGGAGCGAGATTTTGGTTGGAAGCGGCTCGGACAGCACCAAGAGGAATCTGCAGTTGAAGAACGGGTTGACACAGGCCGTCGTGGTGGAGCACCAGAGTCTTGCGGGCAAGGCCGACGCCGCCAGTGTGTATACTAAGGCTGCCGTAAACGGCTTGTTGTCCCGTGTCTTGGGCGAGACCTTGAGGGTAGAGTTTGCAGTCTCGCACAACGGGCAGGTGAATTTGGTTAATAAGGACTTAGATTATGTTCCTCTTATGCTGGTCACCTACATGAGTTCCGATGGGGACGATGGGAGGCTGGTTACCGACATGAGTACCGACGGTGCAGTCTATATAAGAAGAGGGATTGATCACCCTATAGGTGTGACCGCCTATTATTTCTTCCCTGACCCGACGGTGATACCGGACGAAGCTTTTAGTGGTGTTTGGGACACAGACGAAGGAGTGGAGATTGTGAAAATACACCTCCCGTCGTGTGTGCACGCTATCGGAGGCAAGGCGTTCGCGGCAACTCAAGAAAACGCGGATACACTTGTAAAGGTAGAGTGCGAGGGTATGACGCCGCCGACAGTAAACACGACCTCACCCCATGAAAGTTTTGAAAATGTTGATCTGTCCAGTACGGAGCTGTTTGTACACAAAACAGTAAGGGAAAATTATGAAGAAGACGGTTTTTGGGGTGGCTGGCAATCGGGCGCACATACATACATAGTAAATATCGGCTCTTAAACACTATAAATCTAAACACAGCATACGGAATTAAGAGAGGCCAAAATATCAAAACCTTCGCTGGGCTGGGTAGTAGGAAGCCCAGCCCTGTTTGTAAAGAAAAACAATTAAAACTTAAAGAATATGACAAAGAACGAAATTATCAAGAAGGCCAACGGTTTCCGCGGGGCCAACAGAGAGTTCTCCCAGGAGATGGGGCCTATCGTCGAGGGCATCCTTGACTATGTGGACGACAGCACCGAACCTATAGAGGGCAAGCTGGACGCTCCTGAGACCGCCGGCACGGCCGGGCAGTCGCTCATGCTGGACAGCGAAGGCAATACCGTATGGGGCGACAACATCCCCGCGCCTGCCACGGCTGGCGAGGAGAACCAGATGCTCGCCCTCAACGCAAGCGGCAATCCTGTTTGGGTTACACCCGCCGCAGGAGCCACTATCGACACCGAAATGAGCGACAACTCCACCAACTCTGTGCAGAACAAGGTGGTGAAGAAGTATATTGATGATAGCCATGCCAACCTTGACGAACGCAAGGCCAACACGGACGGGTACTACCCTGACCTGACCACAGGCAACGCCCTGAACATCCTGTCGGAGGATGTGGTGACGGAGCAGACCACTTTGGGGGTGACTGCCCCGGACTCGGAGATTGGCAACGGGTCGGCGAGGATGCAGACCATCGAGGGTGATGGCGTGGCGTGGTCGCAGTTGTACGACAAGATGGCGGGGGGCGCGAGCGTGGCTTC